TGCCCTGCGCTGGAAACCAGAACGACTGGTGACCTTTCTGGAGGCGATCATCAGCCCTTTTTCAGCGTCAGGAGCAGTAAAAAATGAAGTTGTCATCTACTAAGAACGCAGATCACTGCGCCTGGCTGGAAGTCACCCCGCCCTGGCTGCGTGATGAGGGGCAGGGCGGATTCATTGCCCGTTTCGAGGCGGCTTACACGACGCTGACCGCCCTGGTCCAGCCCTCTCTGCCGCTTCTGCCTGTGCTGGGGGCTTCAGGTGGTGCTGGGGAACAGGTCAGGGACGACACACCGGAGCGATTGAGCGTGCAAGACGCGGCGAAGGCGTTCCAGGACTGGGCGCGAGCGCACGCGGCGGCCGAGCAGGTGGCGGGGCTGAGCGAGGAGACGCCGGCGGCGGTGCGGCTGGCAGTCCAGGAGGCCTATGAAGAGGCGGCGCAGGTAATGGACGGGTACTCGGCGGGGAGGTTGCGGGGGTTGGTGAGGGTGGTGGAAGGGTTGGGGTGAGGACTAACTCGTCTTAGTCACCCACAAGAGAAGGCCCCCCGGCACATGCCGGGGGGCCTCTCACTTCACCTCTTAGGCAACGCGGCGCTGTGCCATTCCGACCACCTGGCGCACGCTGCCCGCGAGCACGAGCGGCCGCCCGTTGCTCAGCGTCAGCCCCGGCACCCGCACCGCGTACACGTCCTGTGCGGTCTGGGTGGCCTCGAAGCCCTCGAAGCCCAGGCTTGACAGCTCGCGTGTGATCTGCTCGATGTCCGCCCGGATCGGCGCGTCACGCAGCTCGCGCGCCGTCTCCAGTTCGGCATAGACGATCTCCTGCGCCACCACGTCGGCGCGGGGCGCGTCCGGGTACGCCGTGCCTTCACGCAGCGCCTGCTGGGCGATGCTGTACGCGCTCCAGGGGTCATACTGCTGCGCCTCGGTGCTCACGATGTAGGCGTAGCTGCCGTCGCTGGCGTGCCGGATGCTCAGCTTGTCGGGGTCGGCGTCCACATGGTTTGCGGCGCGGGCGGCAGCGATGGCGCGCTCACAGGCTGCCGCGCTGTAGTCGCGGTCCACGCTCACGCTGCACCCGGCCCGGACCAGCTCGCCCCGGTACAGGGCAGCCTCAGCGGTCCAGCGCAGGTCCTGCGAGCTGTCGAAACGCGAGAAGCTCAGGGCGCCCGTGATGTGCTCGACCTGCTGCACGCTGGGGCCGTCCACCCAACGCACCGACACCGAGCTGCCCATGCTGTAGCGGCTGATGCGCACCGAGAACTTCGTGCCGGGGAAGGCCTTTTTCAGGTCCTCGCGGTAGTAGGCGGCGACTTCTTTCGTGTCCATGCTGCGGTAGTCGGGCATGTTCGGCTCCTTCGGTAGATCGGGGATTTCAGGAGCGCCCTCTTTCGACGGGGAAGCGCTCTCTGATGCCCTTATAGTATCAGACTCCTGATATATGTCAATAGGTTGATACTACAGCGTGGATACAGTGAGGTCACGCGGATCGCTCCAACCGGATCTCGGCCACCTGGTAGCCGAGCCTACCGATGGCCTCTTCGATAGCTTCCGGCGCGGCCGTGCGGTCGCCGCTCTTGAGCTGGTGTAGACGTTGGCGGCTGTAGCCCAGATCGCGGGCCGTCTGGGCGAGGGGCTGGCCCCGCTCGTCGAGAAGCCGTGCAAGCTGTTCAGCGAGCTGCCGCTTGAGCGGGCCGGGCGTCGCTTCTGGCTTCTGGCGCGTGGGCGGATGAGCGGCCTTTTCCCTGACCAGGGTGCCAAGGTCCTGAAGCTGTTTGGGGTCCAGGCTGAACCATTCCCCATGCCGGCGATGCTCTAGCAGAGCCAGGTGCACGGCCTGTTCGGAGGCGTAAGCATCGGCGGACGGCTCGGCGATAAGCAGCTGCAGCTCTGCCCCAGTCTGGTTCCTTAGGGTCTGTACGCGGCCCTGCACGTCAATGGAATGGCCGATTTTCACGCGGCCGTTGTCGGGGTTCAGGATCACGTAAACGAAACCGGTCATTCCCCAATTTCCAGCGTCAGCACATCCGTAAGCGTGATCGGCTGGCCGGTCATCCGCCGGAGTGCGCCAATGATGCTGCCCAGCACGTCGAGGTCTGGACGCCGGGTGGTGCCGTCGTACATGCCGCGCAGGGTATTCATGGCGATCTTGGCTTCTTTCTGGACGGCGTACCGCGTCACGCCGTGCGCGTCCATCGTTTCCTTCAGTTTCCAGACCACTGTCACCGTCTCAGGTATGTCCATAGGTTGATAGTAGCAGACACTTGACATGTGTCAATACTCTGATACTATAGAGGCATCAGAGAAGGCGCTTCCCCGTCGAAAGAGAGCGCCTTAACTGAAATCCCCCGATCTACCGAAGGAGTCGAGATGAATCTTACCACCACCCGCACCTGGAACCTGACGCTCCTCGTCCGCGAGTGCGGCGTGGTGACCGGCACCGCCGAGTACACCGTCACCCTGTACCGCGTGGGCGCCGACCTGGCCGGCATCGTGAACGGCGAGCCCGACACGGCCACCCGCGTGATCCTGCTGCTGGAAGCGGCTGAGCACCTGGAACCCGTCGCCGAGGAACAGGTCGAGGTCATCGGCAACGCGGTCGCCTGCGAGCTGCACAAGACATTGGGCCGCCTGAAGTTCAAGGACCACTACGCGACCGCCGCCGAGGCTCTGGGCCGCAGCGTGCGCTCGCTGGCCCGCCTGACCGCCGATGAGGCCGCCACCGTGCGCAGCTACGCCTACGGGCAGTGGGGGATGGTCGGCTGACCCGACCGGGGGCAACGTGCCCCCACCGCCCCCGGCCTCTCGCCTCTCGCCCCCTGGAGTGACCCCATGCTGACCCTGAACCCCCTGCCCGATGATTTCTCCTACATCACCCTCACCCTGAAACGCCACCTGACGTTTCTCGAAAGCATCTCGGCGGCGGCCGCGTTGGGGTATGCCCTGCGCCGTATGAACGGCGAGAGCCTGGGCGATCCGCAGACCATCGTCCGCCCTGACGGGATTACGGTGATCACGTTCTTTTTCGACTCGACGAAATGCTTTAGGAACAGCTACAGCTTTGAGGAAGCCTTCCAGGATGCGGCGACCTTCATTCAGGACGGGTCGCCCATCCGGAGCAGCAACCGGGCAGGGCCGAACACGCGGGGCACCCGGCTCGTCTCGGGAATTGGGCCGGTAGACATAGAGATCACGGTGAGTGACCAGGAACCCCTGCCGGAGCCCCAGCCGGAGCCGGACAACGCCTACAGCCGGTGGTTTGGTGGGGCACTGTAGGCCGGAGCGGGGCGGGCAGCGGGGCTAGGGGGTGACCTCTGGCCCCTATCCTTGCGCTATGTCCCGGATCTACGCCACGGCCACCCACCTCCCCAGCGGCGAGGTGACGCGCACCCTCGGCCCCTTCGAGACCCTGCACGCTGCCCGTGCGGCCGTGATCGAGTCGGTCGGTCAGGTCCTGATCTGGGAACGGCAGAGTACGGGCGCGTTCGTCGCCGAGAAGTATCCGCTGCTGTGGGTGGTCGAGGCGCGGTCGGAGTCGGGGCCGCCGGGTGGGTGCGCGATCTGCTGAAACGACGAAAGGCCCCACCCTGCCCAGGCGCGAAGCCGAAGCAGGGTGGGGCTCTTTAGGAGGTTAGAAGGTGACGCGCCCGGCCAGCGCGGCCGACTTGCTCAGGCGCGGCTTCACCCACATCGTGTACGCGAACTCCAGCCCCTTGACGAGACTGCGCAGCGTCTCGGCCGTGAGCCACCCGCGCAGCGGCAGCGGCAGGCGCGGCGCGAGGTACTGCTGCAGCAGCTGGGCCAGCACCAGGATCACCAGCTCGCGGGCCGAGGTGCCCTTGATCTCCGGCAGGAGCTTGCCTACCACCTCAGAGACGATGTTGCGGATCTCCGGCGCCAGCGTCAGCGCCTCGACCATCGTCAGACCGCCGTCGCTCCGGGCCGCCACAAGCAGTTTCCCGATCAGGCGGTCGCACTCCCGGAGCACGTTGGCGAGCGGCTCGACGAGCTCGCTATTGCTCAGCGGGACCGTCGTGGTGGCCGGCGTATCCAGGGCGGGCACCTGGGGCAGCGGCGCCGTGCCGAATGTGCCGCCGGACGTGCCGGCGCTCTGGCCAGTGGGCAGCGGTACAGGGCGCGTGGTCGGCACCGGGCCGGTCGGCAGGGGCACCGGACGAGTCTGCACCTGGACCGTCTTCTCGATCACGACCCCTTTGGCGGCGCGGTCGCGGAGGATGGCGGCGATCCGCGGGTCGATGTTCTGGGGCAGTGCGGGGATGTTCGTCATGGTCAGCTCCTGAAACGGGCGCGGCCCCGCCACGTGGGCAGGGCCGGGAGAGGGCGGATTGTCAGCACCCGGAGGTGCGGCGGGCCTATTTGCTGCGCTTAAGCACGAGGTCGCCCGAGCGCCGGCGCCACACCGTCAGCCCCTGGTACGTCCACGGTCCACCGGGCTCCGGGTACACCAGGCGCAGCTGCTCAACGAGCGCCGCATCAAGCAGCACGCCGTCGTATTTCGCCGGCTTACCGTCCCAGGCCACCGGCTCCGGGTCGCCCTCCCCCTTCGGTACCAGGAGCACCTGCGGAGGCGTGGCGCTCAGGACGGCCCAGGCCTGCCGGAAGCGCGCCAGCCGGTCGGGCAGGCCGTTGGGCTTGTTCGTGAAGCGGTTGCGCCCATTGATCGCCGCGCTGATGGTCTCGACCTGCGAGTCGCCCCCCAGATCCGCCCGGCTGTTCAGGCCGTGCGAGGCCCAGTAGTCGCCGGCGATCAGGGCGCCGATGGTCGGCTGCTCGGCGAGCTGCGGGTTCCCTTCCAGGTCGTAGCCCAGGCGGCGGCCGTAGGTGCGGTAGTTGGCCCGGCCCGTCACCTGAATGGGTCCTCTGCCCATGTAGCGCTTGCCGTCGCCGGGCTGCGTGTTGCCGAGGTTGGCGCGGCCCTCGTAGCCCAACTGGGCGGGCGTGGGTCCCCAGATCTCGCGCGTGAACTTCAGGCCCACGCTCTCGTGCATGAGTTGCGAGAGCCAGTGCGCCAGGCGCAGCGGGGTGTCGATCTCGAAGCGCACGGCCGCCGCGTTCAGGGCTGCAGCCCACTCCTGGGCGACGGCGAGCGGCATTCCGGGATAGCCCAACTTCTGGAGGAGTTGCGGCGTGATCTTCATAGGGCTCCTTTCAGGCGCAGGATCTCGACGTGCGCCTGGGCGAGGGCGGTGCGGGTGGTGTCCAGTTCGGCGTCACGCTGGGCGATCTGCTGCCCCTGGTCGGTGAGCTGGTGGCCCTGCTCCGTGAGCTGCAGGTCCTGTTGGGCGATCAGGGTGCGGGCCTCGACCAGCTCCTTGCTGAGCTTGACCTCGCGGCGGGTCGCGGCCATCAGGCGCCACGTGATGCCGACCAGGCCGAGATTCAGCAACAGGAACGAGAGGGTCAGGGGCGTGGCGCTGAAGTGGCCACGCGCGAGGTTGAAGGCGACCCCAACGGCCACGGCTGCCCAGAGGCAGCGCTGAGGGACGTTGAACTCATCCCAGCGCTGCCAGAGCGCCCGCCCGATGTGGACGGCCACGAATGCCCGCAAGGCCTCCTGGACCACGGGGGGGCCGATCACGGTATCGCCGAGGTCCGCGAGGAAGGAGCTGTACCCGTAGGCGCAGACGATCAGGCCGTAAATGGCCAGGACCACGAGCGGGCGCATGATCGGCGCGAGGAACGTCCAGACCTTACGCATGGTCGTCACCTCCGGGCGACGTGGGCGGGGGCGGTGGTGCGGGTGGATCGGTTGGATCGGTTGGAGGAGGGGTGCTTGACGAGCCGCCGCCGTCGAAGCTGACCTTCATGCCCTTCAGCCGCCCCACGAACTCGCCGGCCGACTTGACCATGCTCCAGGCCCACTGGAGCGCGTCTCGGCCGATGTACGCCCCGAGAATGCTGAGGCCCACGCTGGCCCGCCAGTCGGTGGTGGTTTTAGTCAGATGCTCGAAGGCCCAGGTGATGAGCAGCGGGATGCACATGCCGGCCATCACGCCCAGGCCCACGTCGCCCAGGAAGCGCATGAGCACGAACGTCTCGCCCTCGCGGCGCTTGGAGGCCTCGTTGCTGAGGCTGGTGAACAGGGCGGCCAGGAACACGAACAGCAGCTGCCACAGCTCGCTGTTGGACAGGGGGAAGTCTCCGGTGACAGCGGCCTCCTTGGCCGTGAAGGTCAGGGCCAACATGATGAATAGGCTCTTGGTCATGGCACCCTCCGGGGCTCAATGAAGCGGACCCAGCGCAGGCCCTTGTCCCGCCACTCGACCCACCAGTCGGCGGGGACGCGGCGGGTCACGCGCTCGCCGGGCCGCAGGGTGAAGAGGCCGGGAGGGGCGTCGGGTTGGGTGCCGGTGCGGCTGGCGAAGCGCACGTAGGCCGCGCCCTGGCAGCCCTCGGCCGGCTGGACGGTAACGAGGCGGCCGGGGACGTAGCGGCTCGTGCTGCTGCTGACGCGAATGGTGCAGGTGGGGGTGAAGGTCGGGGCCGGGGCAGCCGCCAGGGCGGCGCTGGCCAGCAGCAGGGTGAGCGTCAGGCGCACATGGGTCCTCGTCGGCCCGGCAGGAATGAGGACCGCCCCAGGCCGGGCGCTGGGGCGGAAGGGAAGCTGTCTCTTTGGTGGCTTAGATGTACGGGTAGGCGCTCAGGTCCCAGGTCTGGTATCGCAACTCGCGCAGGGCCTGGCGCTTCTCGTCCGGCGTCCGGGCACTCAGGGCCGCCGCGTAGGCCGCATGAGCTTCTTGCGGGATCTCGTCATACTCCGTGATCTCACAAGCCTCGTTGTACCGGCGCAGGGCGCGGTCTAAACGGGCGTCCAGCGAGAACCAGTTCAACATCCAGTCATCATGTCTTGAGACATGTGACATAGATGTCACGTCATCCGTTCCCATTCCAGGCCCGGCGCTGGGTCGGGAAGAGGGGAGCGAGCTTGTCTCTTTGGGGAGGTCAGAACGTCCGGGACTGCTCCAACCAATTAAAGCCGTCGAACGCAAAACTGATCCGTGCGCCGGCCGGCGGCGTCACGTCTTGGTAGCCCGCCAATCTCCAGTTCCCCACTGGGTACGTCCCGCCCAACTCCTGTGCCAGGGTCGCCAGATTGTTCTCGAAGAACAGCGTCACCACATCATCCGGCGCGCCCTTCGTCATCCCCCGGAAGGTTGTCGCCTCCTCCGGGTTGATCTTGACCAGCGTCGCCGTCACCGGGATATGCGCCGCATACCCCGCTGTCGTCACCGCCGCTTTCACAGTCGGCACGAAGCTGTTCTGCGCCATCGACGTGTAGCCCACGTTGTGCAGGCTGGCCGGCACCGACGTGTTGTAGCTCCCGATCTCCCCCTTCGCATTGCCTCCGAAATAGCACCCCCGGATGTCCAGATTCCCGACCATCAGTGCTGCTGTGGTCGGGTTTCCTGCCGCGTCCGGCACGCTGATGCCCAGGCCGTACTGCTGCGTCTTCCCACTTCCCCGCGTGTCCGTGCTCCGCACCTCACGCAGCTTGATCCCCGTTGCCCCTCCCGACGTGGCCAGCGTCAGCCCGTTCACCTGCCGCGTGGGACTGACGTTGCCGTAGTTGTTGTCCTCCAGCACCGCCTTATCCACGGTCACTCCCGCCACGTAGTCCAGTTGCAGCCCCGACGACCTGTTCCGCCGCGCCTGAATGTTCTCGAACAGCACATCGCGGATGTACTCGGCCAGATTTGGCCCGGTATCGAACCCGTTCGCGGCATTGTCCTCGGCGATGGCGTTGCGCACAGTCAGGTTGTGCGCCAGTCGGTAGAAGTAGAAGCCCGCTGCCCCCACACCGTCCTCGTCGAACCCATTGCGCCGGGTGCGGATGCCGTCCACCAGGGCATTCGGGGTGCCGATGGCCGCCCCGTCCAGGCCGCAGTCCTCAAAGAATCCGCCGATGAGGCGCCCGTCGCGCCCGTCCCAGCCCGCCGCGATCTGCGCGGCGCTCAAGCCCAGGTCGGTCGTCGCCTCGAAGCCGGGGAACCCCCCGGACTCCCCAGGCTTCTTGCGGCCACAGCGAGAGATTCGGGCATTCTCGACCTGCCAGGCCAAACAGCCCGAGAGGTAAGCGCCCATGTCACCGAAGTCCTGGATGGTGGCGTCATGGAGCCCGAAGCGCGCAGCCCGGACGGCGGCCACTGCCTTGAACCGGCGGGTCTGATTCGTGTAGTCCCCGGAGATATTCAGGCCGTACAGGGCCACGTCTGCTGCGCCCTGGGCGCAGAAAATGGCGTCTTGAGCGGGAATGGTGGTCGAGGGGTCGATGATGATGCGGGCGCGTCCGTTGCTGAAATCGTGCACCGATCCGGCTGGGATGTTCATCTGATACTGCGGGGCGAGCCTGAAGAGGGCGTCCGGCCACAGCGCCCGTCGCGCCGCCGCGATTTCGAGCATGAAGCGGTAGTAGGCGTTGTTGTCCTCCAGCTGCCCGTTGCCGCGCAGGTAGTTCAGGACGTTCACCACAATCCGGGTCTGAATGTTGATGCTGCCGATGCGCTCGCGTTCCGTAATGTCGGCGGCGCGCAGCATCGCGTCCTCCAGTGCCGAGGCTCGCGCACCCGAGGCCAGGGCCACGGTGCGCCCTGTCTCGGCCGTGCCGGACCACGCGATGTCCAGCACGTCTCCTTGCGGCGACACCCAGCGGTAGAGCCCAGCCGGGTCGCCCGCGTGCGGCTCCCGGCCTAGGCTGCGCAGCGCCGCGCTCGTGCGGGCCTGCTCGGTCACGTCGGCCGCCTGAACCACAGCCGCCGCCACCTGCTCCTGCTGCACCTGGGTCTGCGCCAGGGCCTCGACGACATTCAGGCGCTGCTCCTCGGAGATCAGCGTCTCGCCTGGCACCAAGCCGAATGCCGACAGGTCCCAGCCGCCCCCACCCGTATCGCGCGGGTGGCCCTTGATCACGATGGGCAGCGCCCGCACGCCCGGTCCTTCCGGCGTGACCGTCACTGTGACCAGGCTGGTCAGCGGGTCGCCCAGCTCCGGCGCGAAGGCCTTCAGAAAGGGCGTATCGGCGGTCTTGCCCTCGTGGATCTCGGCCCACTGACCGTCCACCCGCACGGCCCAGCCGTCGTAGCGTCCCCCGGCCATCTGGGCGGCCACGCGGTAGGGCGCTGCGTGTTCGAGTTTGACTGGACCACCCGTGCTGCCCGGCGGCAGCAGCACGCGGCCCGTGATCGGAATGAGTTTCGCCATGAAGCTCCTAAAAGTCGTGCCCATCCTCGCTGTCGGGGTCGGGCACCTCGGCGAGGATCAGGGTGAGGGTGAGATTCGCCATCCAGCTGAAGCGCTCCTCGGTGGGCACGCCCACGAGGTCGGCGCCCAGCAGCGGGGTCTCGCGGCGGCCGTCGCGGTCGTAAGAGGTCGCCCGACGCAGATCCTGCCGCAGCTCCCGCAACCACAGGCTCAGGGCCGCCTCGCTCTCGGCATAGACCTTCCCGGTCAGGGTCATGGCTTCTGGATCGGGCAGGCCGTCCGAAAGGTCGAAGGTCTGCCGGAACCCGTGTGCGCGCACGAGGTTGCGGGTGGTCGTAAAGGGCGCGAGCTTCTCGGGCTTGAGGGTACCCGGCAGTGCCCGGCGCTTCTCGGGGGTGGTGATCCAATACTGCTCGTCGCTCACGCCGCCCCCCGTTTCTGCCCTGCATAGGGCAGCGCGGCGGTCAGGATCTTCGTGCTGGCCTCCCCCCGGCTCCAGGTCACCACTGCGCCCGCCGCGTGCTGAGTGACCCCGCCGACGATGCCGCACAGTGCCTCGGGAACCGTGATCAGGAAGGGCGGGACATGCACGCCCGGCAGGCTGAACTCGTAGGTCGGCCCGATGGCGAAAGGCGCAGCCCAGCCGTAGGGCATGACGATGCCCGCGACGTTCTCAATCCCCAGGGTGGAGGTCGCCGCGAAACGCTGAAGGGTGAAGTACCCGCTCGTGCCCAGGGCCTGGATGCTGGCCGAGAGCTGCGGGGTCATCGCCACTTCCAGCGGCACCTGCCAGCGCTGCTGGTACACGCCGCTGGCCTTGTAGGTGACCGGCGCCGAGATCATAGGCATCCCAGGTGCTGAGAGCAGCAGCGTGACCTCGATGGGGGCGCTGTCCACCTCGACGTTCATCGTGATCTCAACGAACACCTCCTGCACCCGTCCCTGCTGGGTGAGGATGTCGAACTGCGGGTTAATAATCCAGCGCCGCCCAGCGCCGGTCATCGGGTAGCGGAGGTCCAGACCTGACTCGTAGGGCGGCGGCATGAAGACGTGCGGCACGCTCAGCGTGCGCGGCTCCACGGTCGCCTCCCCCAGTCGCCGGGGCGCGAAGGGCGGTACGTCGCTCCGCGAGAAGGTGCGCGCGGGCCAGCCGTCGTCAGCGGACAGCCGAGCGTCCGACACGTAATCGGTCACTGACCATCCGAGATTCCGGAACCCGTAGGCCCGGTGGTCTACGGTGTAGAGCGCTGGGGTGGCCCCCTCGGGCCGCCCGATGATGCCTGCGAGGTCCGCACTCACGCCGGCCTCGCTGTTGGGGTAGGGCTCCAGCGCCGTGTTCACGGCCTCCTCGCGGGTCTGCTCGGCCGTTGCGGTAGGCATAGCCACCCCGAAGGCCCGCGTGCCGCCAGGGGTCAGGCCTGCTCCGTCGAGCGCGGCCCCAGCGCCGGTCCCCGGGCGGCCCAGGAAGGCGCTCTCGATTCCGGTGAGGGGCACGCCACTCAGTTCGCCGCGCTGCCGAATAGCGGCCTCGGCGATGGCCCCAGCGATATACCCGGTGCCGTGCTCACTCTCCAACCGTGCGCGGATCATGCGTGGCCAGGCCCGCGTCTCCCACACGGCAGGAAGGGTGGCAAGCCCCAAGTTGCCCGAGCGCAGGGTACCCAGCGGCCCGAACGACAGGCTCACCTCGATGGCGGTCGCATCGAACTTCTCGTCAGGCACCCCGAAGGAAGGCGCGTCATGGGCCTCGAAGTACAGGCGACGCGGCCGCCACGCCGAGCCGCCCTGTCCGGCAGTGATATTCACGTCAGCTCCTCAGTTGAGTCCAGTCGGTGTTGCCGCCCCGCTGGTCCGTCCAGCGCATGAAGCGGTCGAGAATCGCGCCGAAGAGCCCCACACCCTGGGTGAAGGCGTTGGCCGCCGTCAGGAACTGCGGCGCGCTGGTCTGTACGGCGCTGGCCAGGGTGCTCAGCACGTCGAAGTTGATGGTGCTCGTCAGGGTCGGGGCTTCCACCTTGATCTGGGTGGTCCCGCTGTCGAGCGTGGTGCTGCCGCTGGCCACGTCCTTCGCGTCCACCCCGAAGACGCCCAGCTCCTGCGCGGCCGGCACGAGCACGTTCTGGTAGAGGTCGCTCAGGCCGCTGCTCAGGTCGGAGATGGCCCCCTGGATCTCTTTGGCGATGCCCACCCGGTCGGTCGCGCTGGCCGCCATGTACTTGTCGATCAGCGGCTGGAGCCGCGCCTTGAAGGCTTCCCCGTTCACGAACGCGGTGATGATGCCCTGGAGGATCTGGTCGGCGAGGATGGCCTTCACGTCCACGCCGAGGTCCGCGAACCCCTTCTTGCCGGCGCGCAGCCCGGAGATCATGCCACTGCTGATGCCGGAGGTGATGCTGTCGCGCAGGGTCGCGGTCAGTTCATCGGCCGCCGACCGTGCCGCGTCCGGGTCGATCAGGCGGTCGGTGATCGGCTTGATGCCCTGTGCGAACTGTTCGACCTGAGACTCGAAGGCCCCCATCGAAGCATCCAGCCCGGCCAGGGCGTCGGCCATGCCCTGCCGGTTCCCGTCCTTGAAGGCCTTCAGGTAGGCATCCAGGAAGGGCTGGAGGATGGTCTGAATCCCGGCCGACTGGAGGAACCCGTCAATGAGGCCCTGCACCACGTACTCGGTGAGGCTCGTCTTCAGGGCCTGCGACACGTCCTTGACGCCCAGCTTCCCGGCCTTGAAGCCGTTCATCAGGGCGCCGCTGACGCTGCCGTAGATGGCGTCGCCCAGGCTCGTGGCGATGTCCAGAGCGGCCTGGTCGATCTCGGTGGTCTTGAACCCGAAGAAGCCGAGGATGCCGCCGCGCGAGACGACCTTCGCGTACTGGGACGTGTCGAAGATCTTGACGCCCTTTGTCGCGTCGGCCACAGCCTGTGCGGCCTTCTTCGCGCTGTTCGCGCCGCCCCGGAACAGGTCCACGATGGTGCTGATCAGGGTGGTGATCCCAGCGATCAGGGCGCCCACCCAGTCCCCCTTGGCGAGCGACCCGAGGACCGCCTGCACGCCGGAGACGAAGGTCGAGAGGGCCTGGTCAATGTCCTCGTCTCCAGTCTTGAAGACCTCGCCCAGCGCGCCGATCAGGGCCGAGGCCCCAGCGATGATCGAGCCCTTCCCGCCCTTGCTGCCGCCCTTCTGGAAGTAGGCGGTCAGGCCGTCCAGTCCGGCGCTGATGATCCCCTGAAGTGCCCCGCCCTTGCCCACAGCCTTCGCCACGGTCTGGAGGCGGTCCACGATGGGGCTGGTGCTGGTGTTCCGGATCTTGTTGTCGAGGTCAGCGACAGTCCTGGCGATCTTCGCGTACTCGTCGGTTTCCTCCTTTCCACCATCCTTCAGGCCCTGGAGCCGCCCGCGCCAGTAGGCCAGCGCCGACTTCAGACCCGCGATGTAGGCCGGGCTGCCGTCCTTGCCCTCGCTCTCGGCGATCTGGTAGTTCAGTTCGGTCAGGGCGAGCTTGCTTTCCTGCGCCTGGTCTCGCTGCCCCAGCGTGAAGGCTGCGGCGGCCGCGTCCCCTGCCCCACCGGCCGCGATGATGACGCGGTCGATAAAGTCCTGAAACAGCTGCATGTTGGCTTCCAGACCATCGCGGGTCTGGCGCTCGTCGGGGGCGAGCTCGTCGTCGGTCTTGTTCTCGAAGTCGGCGTAGGCGAGTTTTGCCTTGTCGAGAAAGCCCTGATAGGTATCGAGCAGCCCCTTGTATTTCGCCTCTGCACTGGCGCGCGCGCTCCCCTCGTCATCGGGCTTGCCGATGGCGTCGAGGTCACGCTCGAAGCTCGTGGTCAGCCCATCGGTGTTCTGCATGACGACCTTGCTGGCCGCCGCGCGGGCCGCCTCCCCGGCCAGCTTGATCTTGCGAATGCCCTCGTTGACGGCTGCCAGAGCCGCCTCTCCAGCCTTGCCCATTCCGGCGTAGACCCCCTGCCAGAACTCCAGCGCAGAGAGGGCGAGCTGCCGCTGACGTTCCTCCATGTTCCCCAGACCGTCGAGCTGCTGGTCTATCCGGGTCCGGGCCGCGTCGAGCAGCTCGTCGGATGTCGCCTTCGCGGCGGCGGCCAGGGCCTTGTCCGATGCGAGGATGGCCTGCCCCACTGCCCGCTTGGTGCTGAGCTGGTAGTCCCGCACGCTGTCCGCGCCCCGGCGCTCGATGGCCCCCATGTTCGAGGTGTGCTCGGCCAGGAGCTTGGCCTGCACCTGGTTGAGCGTCCCGTTCTTACGGGCGGCCTCCACAGCGTCGGCGTAGCGGTCGCGCTCGGCCTGTTCCTCGATCTCGCGTGAGGCCGCCACCTCGCGCCGCTTCTGTTCGACGAGCTGCGGCTGGTAGCGCTTACGGATGTCGAGGATCTCCTGTTGGGTCAGTCCCTCCAGACTGAGTGCCTCTTCCTGCGCAGCCTCCAGATCGGCGGTCTGGCGGGTCAGTAGGTCGAGACTGTTCTTGCGGATGGTGTCGCGGGTCTGGCGGTCCACGGTCTTGAGCGCATCGTCGAGCTGGGTTTTAGCGCTCAGCTCGGCCGCGTTGCGGTCGCTCAGGTTCTTCGCCAGGGCGTTGGTCAGGCGCTGCGCGCTCGCGGCGAGGTCGCGGTCCCGAGTGGCTTGTGCCCTACGCAGCTGCTCGTCGGTCACCCCCTGAAGTTTGCTGCGCGCCGTGTAAGTGTCCTGGATCTCCTGACTCTCCCGAACGTTCTCCGCACGGGCGCGGGCGTCGCGGGCGGCTTGGATGCGGGCCCCGTACTGGAGTTCGAGCTGGTACAGGGCCGCGTAGTTGCCCTGCGCAGCGGCCTGATCGTTCGCGTACTGACCCTCCAGATTCTCAGTGGCTGCCGAGGCCTGCGATACCCGGCTCTCCGCGTCCGCCTGATCGAGCTGCTGGGTGGTCAGGGTCTTGCGCTTGGCGATCTCCGCGTCGAGGATGGCCAGCTTCTTCGCGTCGCCGCCGTTGGCGATCACGCGGGCGCGGGCGGCCACGAGTTCGGCGTAGGCCCACTCACCCACCGACTTGCTGAGCTTGTCGATTTCGGAGCGGTAGTCCGCGACCTTCTGCCCCGAGGTCGTCAGGGCCTGCCCCTGGGTCAGGAGGGTGTTGATCCCCCCCTGAAGGGCCACGGGCAGCTCGGCAGCCTTCGCGCGAGCATTTTCCAGCGCCTGCCGGTAGCGCAGCAGGGTGTCGGCGGTGACCTTCCCCGTCTGGACCTGTTGACTGAAGCGCTCATTGAGCTGGCGCAGGTCGCGCTCCAGATTCTGGGCAGCTTTCTGCCGCTCCCCAGCCTGCGACACCTCGGTCGCCGTCGCCTTCTTGGCCTCCTGTACCACGCCGTCGCGGGCGATCTGGGCCTGACGCAGGGTGTTCTCGTAGGCCTGGGCCGAGCGGCGTAGGGCCGCGTCCCGCAGGGCAGGGGTCGTCAGTGCCTTAGCCGCGGCGTCGTCAATGGCCTTCTGAGCGAGGGCCACCTTCGTCTTCGCGGCCAGTTCCGAGTCTGCCTGCCGGCGGATGACCTTCTCGCGCTCGGCGGCCGTCCCCACGAAGCGCTGCAGCTCCTGTTGGTTCAGGAGGTCAATGCGCTCCAGCGTGAGCCGGGCGTCGGCCACCCGACCTTCACGCAGCTGCCCGTCGAGCTTGGCCTGTTCGTCTTTCAGGGTCTTGCCCGATTCCTGAATGGACCGTAGCCGGTCGGTCTCGATCTCGCGCAGGCTGTTCTGGTAGGTCGCCCGGGCAGTGGCCAGGGCCTGCTTCTGGTTGCTGGGGTCCAGCTTGCGGGCCGCCGCCTCGTCGATCTTGAGCTGCGCCTGGGCGATCTGCTTCTGAGCAGCTGCGACCTCGTTCGCATTCGAGCGGACCAGCTTCGCACGGGCGACCTCATTGGTCCCGGCCTGCAAGAGGGCGCGGGCCTGGATGGTCTGGAGCCGCTCAAGCGCCGAGCGTGCCTCGCTCAGGCGGCCCTGTTCAGCCTCGCGGGCGATGGTGGCCCGCTCGGTGTTCGTCTTCTTCTCGAACTCGGTGCGGGACTTCAGGGCGGTGCGCTCGTAGTCCAGGACCTTCTGGGCCGCGTCCCCGTTGAGCTTGACCCACTTGGCGATTTCGCGGTCGGCGTTGGCCTGAACGGTCCCGCCCACACGGGTACGGGCCTCCAGACCGGCGAGGTCTTTGGCGCGGGTCTGGTACTTGCGGTACTCGGCTTCGGTGACACCCGCGAGGTCGTCGTTGCCCTTCTTGTTGCGGGTCTCGATGGTCTTCCAGACGTCGGCATTTTTGGTCTTGAAGGCCGCGATGCTCTGGTTCACCTTCGTCAGCCACACGTCGTTGCCAGACTTCAGCGCGAGCTGGTACTGGTTGAACAGGCGCTGGCCTTCCGCGAGGGCCTTCTGGAGCTTCGCGTTCGGGGTGTCGCCCGTCAGGGGCGTGCCACTGAAGCCCGTGGCTGCCCCGTACAGGTCATCGCCTCGGATGTAGCCCGAGACCTTGCCCAGCCGGTTTACATCCACGTCGTCCACCGGGTTCCTGCCCTTGGTGGCCGCGTTGCTGACCCGGTTGTTCCCCCGGACCTTGCCGTTCCCGATGTAGATGCCGACGTGCCCGGCACCGCCGTCCTGGTAGAAGACGGTATCGCCGGGCTTCAGGTCGTTCACGCCTGTAAAGGTCCGCAGGAGGCCTGCGGCCTGGGCGTTGCGCTGCGCGTCGGATGCCTCGACCACGCCGTTCCTGTTGCTGTCTTTCTGGAACAGGGTGTTGACGTAGTTGGCAATCTTCGGCTCAGCCTTGCCCAGGGTCATGCGGACCCAGCGGGCGCAGTAATCCACCACGCGGTCGGCCTCACGGTTCCCGGTGGCGCGCAGGGTCTGCTCAGCGATGCGCAGACCCACCTCGGTCGCGGCGCCAGCACGCACCTGCCCCGGCAACAGTGGCCCCTGACCGGTAAGGGTGTTGGGATTCCTGGCCTGATTCTGAGCGCGAGCCGCTTCCAGTTCCTTTTTCGCAGCTTCCAGTCGGGTCTCTGCGAGCTTGATGGCCTGCGGATCGACTTTCACTGTGCGGTTGCCGAAGATGTCCGCGCCGGTGATGCTCCCAGCCTGTGCATCGCTGAGCATCTGGTTTGCCAGCAACACCTTTGCCGTGGCGAGGCTGAGTTTGTCGCCTGCCGCCCGGAGCTGGGCCACCCGCTTCAGTAGAGCCTCTTGTGACCTGTTGGCGTTCTGATCGATGGTGTCGTAGATGTTCTGGGTGTCGTTGATGATGCTGTTGGCATACCCCGCGATCCCGGCGGCTACGGTGGCGATCAGGCCGATGGGGTTGCTGGCGACGAAAGCCTTGAGGGCTAGACCAACCCCCGCGATCATGCCGGGCAGGGCCACGAGGATGCCACTCAGGGTCGCCCAGGCGCTGACCGTCGCGGTGGCGACCACGTTCGCGCGGAACGCCAGGAAGGCGACGCCGGCAGGCACGAGGTAGCCGGTCAGCTCATCGAGGTGGCTACCCAGGTTTCCGGCCTGGTCCACGAGGCTGCTCATGGCCGAGACCAGAGCCAGGGCCGCAGGGGCAAGCTGTTCGCCGAGCTGCTGCTTGAGCACAAGCACCTTGTTCGACAGCTCGGCCTGCACCGCGGCCAGGGCGGCCGTGCGTTCCTTCGCGGCGAGGTCGGCCGTGCCCTGACGGGTCAGCGCCTCGGTACGCTCATCAAGAAGGCGAGTGCCTTGGCTGTTGGTGGTGTTGTAGGCATCGAGAAGGGTGGTCGCGGTGCGTACGCCGTCGGACCCGAAGATGGTCTCCAGCGTGGCCAGCTTCTGCTCGTCGGTGTAGCCCTTCAGGCCACCCGCGAGCTGCTCGACGATCTCGCGCAGGCCCTTCATCTTGCCGGTGCTGTCGAACGCGCTGAACCCGATGGCGCGCATGGCCGCCGCCGCCCCCTCGGTGTTGGGGGTAAATGCCGCCGTGAACGCCTTGAAGCTGGTCCCAGCGTCGGATGCACTGATCAGGCGGTCGCGCATCAGGCTCATGACGGCCGTGAAATCGGTGACGTTGATTCCTGCCGTCCGGGCTGCACTGCCGCCTGCCGCGATGGCGAGACGGAAGTCTTCAAGCTTCAGTGCCGAGACGTTCGCGGCGTTCGCCAGGAGGTCCGGAACCTTCGCCGCCTCGGCACCTTCGATGCCAAAAGCCTTCATGGTCCCGACCAGGATCTCGCTGGCGACGCTCAGGTCCTTGACGCCCGAGGCAGCGGCCAGGGTCGCGGCCGTCTGGAGGCCTCCATTCAGGATCTCCGCCGTGTCCAGACCACGCGAGCCGAGTTCCTCAATGGCCTGGGCGGCCTGGTTGCTGTTGAACCCCAGTTTGGTGAGGGACGGGTCCTGGGCCAGACTGGCGAGCTGCTGCCCGAGGCCCCGGCCTTCCTGCCCGAACAGGCCCAGGGTGGCCTTCGCGTTCTGGATGTTCTGCTGGAAGGTAGCGAACTCGCTCACCGCGCTGCTGAAGATGCCCCCCAGCGCGAACACGGCCGCGCCGATCCCGGCGATGGCGATCCCGACTGGCCCGGCGATGGCCCCGATGCCCCCCAGCCCGGAGGCGAAGGTGGTCGCCTGCGCAGCGGCCGCGCCGAGGCTGCCCCCGGCTGCCGCTGCGAACTGCGGCAGGGACTTCAGGGCGTTGGCGACGTTCCCGGCCAGGCTGACCTGGGTGAAGACCCCGTTGAGCGCATTCTGCTGGCTGGCCAGCTGGGAGCTGAGCTGGTTCAGGCCCTTGAGCTGGGTCTGGGTGGCCGTGCCACGCTCACCGACCGACCGAATGCGGGTCTCCAGACCCTTGAGGGCGGCCTCGTAGGCCTGGGTGGCCTGCCGCTGCCCGGAGAAGTTGAAGCGCCCAGCGGCAGCGGTCGCGCGCTCAAACTCGGCACGCGCTGCAGCCACGTCGCTGCGCAGCTTCGTGATGCTCTGGTCGTTGATCCGGCTCGACCCTTTCGACAGGCCGGACATGACCCGTTCCAGGGCCTGGGCTTCCTTGCTGCCTGCCGCCAGTCCCGCCGCCATGCCCTGGCCGGCGGTGCGGATGCGCTCCATCTCGCGCAGGTAGCCCTTGAGTCCGGTGGCTCCGCGCTCGTACTGGCTCTGGGCGGTCTGGAGGTCGCGGGCAAGCTGGGAGACGGCCTGAGTCTGGACCTGGGCCGCCTGCCGGGTGGCGGCTGCCTGTTGCTGGGCCGCTTCCCGAGCGAGACGGGTGTTGAGAGCGAGGGTGGCGCGGTAGGCCTGGGCCGCCTGTTGGTCGGCCGTGGCCTGAGCCTGAGCGGCCTGTCTCGCGGTTGCCGCCTGTTGCTGTGCGGCTTCACGGGCCAGCCGGAGGTTCAGCGCCAGGGTGGCGCGGTAATTCTGGGCGGCCTGTTGGTCGGCTGAGGGGGCACGTCCACCTGAAGGGGGACTGCCGCCGCCAGTCCCGCCCCCGTTGCCCCCACTGCGGGCTTCTTTGAGCTGCCGGGCGGCGTCTTTCAGTTCGGCAGCCACGGTCTTCAGACTGGCAGTCACGGTAGCGACCTTCGTGGCCAGGAGATCGAGTCTCAGCGCGGCCCGCAGATCCCGCTGGATCTGGTCACGAGCGGCGCGCGCGTCGGCTATGGCCTTCGACACGTCGAGGCGCAGGGCGAGCTTCGTGTTCCCCACACGTTCCAGGTCGCGGGCCATCTGAGTGACGGCCTGCCGCACGCCGGTAATGGCAGCGGCCGTGATGACCCGCAGGTCGAGAGTGGCGGAACCGAGTGATGTCATGACGCCTCCTAAAGGGCAAGAAAAGACCGTCTGCTGTGACAGTCGCATTTACATTGGTCGTATGACACGAAAACCAGGTGAGGATGCTCCGCAAATGGAGCTGGGTTCATTGCGCGAAGGACTGCGCTTTCTCGCTTTGTTTCTCGTCGGAATTCTTCTTGTAATCGCTGGTATCTGGTGGTTCTACTCCAGACCGGCGACCCCGCCGGTCAGTGACAACAACTTCAGTCGCGCAGACTTGGGAGAAGCGTGGCCCTTCACGGCAGAAGCAGGTGTGCTCGCGTGCGAAGGGAGCGCCGGGTCAGGCGCCGTGACCTTCCGTACTGAGGGAACGGTCTACGCCGTGAATGGTGTGGCGGCAGCACTAGCGCCGGCGCGCGGCTGGCAGACAGACCTACAGCCTGTCGTCCGGTCCGGAGTCACTGGATACGCGACCGTGGCTCCGGTCGTAGAGCGTGGTCTTACTCTGTGTCGGGACTGAATTCCTGCGCTATTCGGCACTGAGCAACTGCTCGAACCCGTCCCGCTCTTCTCCTGCCTTCCCACTGCGGGTTCCACCCAGGCGCATGATCTGCGCGAGCGGCATAACAGTCGCCAGGTGCTGTACGGCCCAACTGGGCAGCTCGCGGTCGGCAATGGCGTCCATGACAGCCACACATTGTGCTGGCGTGAGGGGTAAGCCGCGATACAGCGCCTCGGGCCGCGCATAGGAGGGCAGCAGCTCGTGGGGGTCGAAGCGCTTGTGCTCCGGCATCGCCTTGCCCTCGCCTTCGCCCTTGCCGCCCAGGGCGTTCAGCAGCGCTGCGAGAGTGTTCGCGGTGGGCAGGTGGCGCCGGTACTCACCGAGCGACAACCGGCTGTGGATGATGCCGAACTGCACGCTCGGCATGGCCTCCAGGTCCGCGTGGGTGTACTGGGGGTGCCACTGTGCGACCTCGCACATCCAGTCCAGCCAGTCGTCGTCGGTTACAGGTCGACGTTTGGGTCTTCACCCAGGTCCGTGCCGAGGACCTCGTCCAGATCCGCTTCGGTGGGCTGCTGGTGCCCGTTGCGCAGGAAGTACATCAGGGGCGCGAAGTCCTGGGAGACCATGTTGTCCACGACCCACTCGCGGGTGATGTCGTCCTTGGTGCCCGGCTCCTGCACGCGGCGGCCCAGGAGGTCCACAAGCATGTCGGCCATGCTGTCCACAGTCGCTTCCTGCTGCTCGGACGTCAGCTCGCCCTTGCTGCCGTCAGGGTTCTTCTCGGCCTCGGGCAGCGCCGCCTGGCGCTTGGTCAGGCCACGGTCTTCGCCCATCGTGATCAGGCGGGTCTCGAAGGTGTGCTCGCCGAGCTGGAAGGTAGGGTGGTCCTCGCTGACGCGCACGCCGAAGGTCACGAGTTTGAGGTTGGCAGGTTTGTTGGTTCCAGTCATGAGGTCCTCTTGGGCTGCGCGGTGCGCAGGATGCAGTTGGTTTCGAGAAGGCCGCCCTCGACGTTCAACAGGTCAGGGGGCAGGGTGAAAGTGACGCGCTGGCCCAGGCTGTTCGCCACGGTGACCAGCGCCTCGGTCTGGGCGTCATTGAGGATGACGATGGCCTGCCGCAGCACGCCGCCCCTGGGTGCTCCCGGCGCGACGACGATGACCTGCGGATCGCCGTCCCAGTCATCGCGCCAGGTGGGCATCAGGCGGTGACGGTGGCGGCTTCTACGTTGTCGGCCAAGTGGGGGAAGCCGAAGGGAGTGGGCAGACCCACGGGCGTGATGCTGTAGGCCACGGTGTTCAGGCCGTCGCTCGGGCTGGTCATGTCCCACTCGCCCACGTTGAACTTGCCGTAGTAGCCCTTACCGGCCGCTACGCCCTTGGGGTAGTAGACGTACCAGACCTCCACCCCCTCACGGGCGGCCTTTTCCATGAGCTGAGCGGTGAGGTCGTCGTCGGTCCACTGGGTCTCGCCCAGCTCCATGCGGGGCGTCTGGCCGGTGGGGATGGTGACGGTGCTGCCGCCAGAAGCGAAGTTCTGGAAGTCCACAGTGGTGGTGCCGAAGCCGATCTTGATGCTGTTGGTGCTCAGCAGCTTCTTGCGACTGGCAGCGGCCACGAGCACGTCGGGGCTGGCGGCGACCACAAGCGCGATTTCGAGTACGGCCAGCTTGCCACGGGTGTATTTCGCCATGATGCGTTCCCTCCTGGGGAGTGAGTGGGGCTTATTCGGGGTCGTCGGGGATGCTGAAGAGCATCTGCTCGGCGATATCGCCTGCTTCGGGGATGAGCTGGGGCGTGGGCATGTTGTCGAAGGCGTCGCCCATCGCGTCCATCGCGCCGTCGAGGTCGCCGTCGTCGTGGTTGACGATCCGCACCTGCCAGCTCTTGAGGTTGATGCCCCCGCCGAAGGTGCTGATGATCCGGGGCTTGGGCGTTGGGTAGATCAGGACTTCGAGCCCGCTCGCGGTGGTGCCCTTGGGGGGGTCGCCCACGTAGAGGGCAGGCGCGGTCTGCCCACCAGGGAAGCGGTACTCGCCCAGCTGCACCCCGGTCAGCGCCGCCTCGACGCGCGCCCGGAGTTCGGCGACGTTCACGATGTGGGTGGGTCGTTGGCCGGGGTGACCTGCTCGCTGGCCTCGGTGTCTTCGGCGTCGGCCGAGCGGTCCACGACCTGGCCTTCGAGGATCAGGTCGATCTCTTCCTGAGCCTTCTCGGGGCTCAGCTCGCCCTTCTGGTGCCGGGCGTTGATCTTGGCCACCTCCTGGTGCTTCTGGGCGTCGGTGAGGGGCTTGGTGGGGGCGGCGGTCTTCTTGGTGGGGGCCATGAGGGGTCCTCCAGGGGTCAGCCCGCCCACGCCTGAGCGAAGGCGGCGGGGAAGTCGAAGTCACGCAGGACGTTGATGGGGACGTTGCGGGCCGGCATGGTGTAGGACCGGCGCTTGAACACGGCGCCCAGGAAGACGGCGGCGGCGTAGTCGGTGTCCCAAGTCAGTTCGTAGTGGCCACTGCCAACCCGCATCGGGGGGCTCTGGCTATCGCGCAGGGTGCCCAGATCCACCACGTCGCGCACCGTGCCCGCCAGCTCGCCACTGCGCCGCTTCGTCACGCCCGGCCAGGCGTAGGCCACGTCACCGAAGCCTTCCTGGATGACGTCCCCGAGTTGGCGGGTCGCCTTGCGCGCGGCCACGTCCACCTCGCGGTGCAGGCCGCTGAAGTCGAGGTCGAGGCGGGTGGGCATTAGTGCAGGCTGCCCCAGTCACCGCTCTCCTGAGCCGGGGCTACCTCCTGCGGGATGAAGTAGAGGATCTTCACCAGACTGCCGTCATCGAGTCGGAGTGATCCGAGTCCGATCTGCCGGTGCTGCCCCTGGGCCGCTTCCTCGGCCAGTGCCTGGATCTCGGTGGCCAGGGTGGCCGGCGTCGGCCGGGGCGGGAGAGGGGCGCCCCCGAGGCCTTTGGGCAGCAGGCTCTTGATGAACGTCACCTCGGCCTCGCCGCTGGCGGTGCCCTGGATAAAGGTCTGGGTAACGACCAATTGAGTCACCCCATCAGCGGGGACGCTCAGCTCGGCGCGGTTGACGTTTTGCACAGACTGGCCGTCAACCGTGAGTGCGGAACCCCGGCCGGTCTTGTTGGCGAGAAGATCGAATTTGCTCATGTGGCCCTCCAGCGGGCGAGGAAGCGGGCCCCGAACTGGGCTTCCTGGGCGAGGTCGCTGTCGGGGTAGGCCAGGGCGATGCTGAGCACGCCGGGCTGGCCGTCGAGCGTCAACGGGGAGGTGCTGCCCCAGCTCACGCCGGGGGGGCGGGCCTGGGGAGCGGTGAGAGTGCCCCAGCGGCCCACGAGGACCACCTCAGCGCTGTCTGCTCCCACCTCGTCGCGCAGCTTGGGATCAGCGGTGGCGACGAGACGGGCACTGACCGGGAGGGGGACACCGGGGACGGGGATGGGGTTGCCGTGGCGATCCTGGGTCATGCCCTGCCCGGCGAGCGTGAAGGTCAGCAGGCTCACGCGGGTACGCTCGACGAGCGCCGCCATGCGGACCACCCACAGCAGATCCAGCCCGGCCGGGTTCAGGGCCACGGCCACCGGCACGAGCACTTGCCCATCGGCCAGGGTGACGATGAAGCCCACATCGGCGACCGGCGCGTCCGGCGGCAACACCACGGTGACGCTACGGCTACTGATGCCCGGCTCAACCACGCCAGGGGCATCGGTGCTCTGGTCCTCGACCTGTCCGATCAGTGCTCGGAAGGGCGCAGCCGCACCGCCGAAGCGCTGCAGGCTGACCTGCTGAGCGAAGGGACTGGCCAGGGCCTGCTGGATGTAGGGCGCAGCGGCCTGCACCTCAGCGTAGGCCGCCGTGAACAGGTCGGTCACCGCGACACCCCCACGAACAGCCGGCGCTGAGGCTGCTGCGGCGCTGCGAGCAGCACGAACTGCCCGGCCAGCGTGTCCCAGTCTGCGGCTGCGAGAACCGCCGTGCCGTGCGTATCGGTCGTCCCCACATTCAGGGTCAGCTCCAGTCCAGGCACCTTGATCCCCTTGAGGCCGCCCGTGCTGGCCTGCGTGGTCAGGCTGATGGTGCCACTCAGGCCCGTCTTATAGGCCAGAGCCTTCGCCGCCCATGCCGTGCGCGCGAAGGTTTCGGCGGTGCCGGTCAGCGTCGCCGGGTCAACCCGACGCAAGGCCAGCTCTCCCAGCAACCAGCCCTGTGCGAGGAGCAGGTGCGCCGGCTCCGGCGGCGGAGCACCAGGGATGAGGGCGGGCACGTCGGCGGGCAGAACCGCCTGCACGGCCTACTCCTCGACCAGTTCTTCGGTGCGCAGCTTCTCGCGCACGAACGCGGTGCGGGGCACGTCCACTGCCTTCTTCCCGATGACCTTCCGGTTCTCGGGGTCCACGAACTCGCCACCGAAGGCCGCGATGGTGTCGTTCACGCGCACCGAGATGGTCTTTTCCTTGGGTGCTTCGGCCTTTTTGCTCTCGCTTTCGGTGGTGCTGGTGGAGGCCGTCAGCTCGGTGAGGCGGCTCGTGAAGGCGTCGAGGTTGCCCGAGCCGTCCTTCTTCGCCAGAGTCAGCAGCTCGTCGAGTTCGGCCTGCTTCAGGCTGTCGGGCACGTCCTGACCGTTGGCGGTCTTGATGTCCTTGATCGTGTCGGCTTTTGCCATGTGCGTGCTCCTTGACCGGGCCGCTTAGGGCCCGGTCGGGGGTGGTACCAGGGGTGGCCGGAGCCGGGGGCTTACGAGTGGCTCTTGGTCCGGAAGGCCTGGCCGTCGGGCTTTGCCCAGCCCACGACCTCGCTGATGGCGATGTTCTCGAACTGGCTCGTGATCAGGCGCTCGCTCTCCACCAGCTCGCTGCCGTTCTCGTAGAACTCTTCCAGGCCGTTCGCCTGGTCAATGGCGAGCAGCTTCTTGCTGCCCTGGAGCGCACTGTCCGCGAGCGCCAGTTTCGGCGCCATGCCGAGGATGTTGGGCCAGCGGCCGGTGTCCCGGAAGTCCGCGCCCGCAGCGGTCGCCGCCGCGCCCGTGAACACGTCCAGGTTCAGGATGGCCGCGAGGTCGGCCGCGTCCGCCGTGATGATCCCGAACTGCACTCCGTTGACCAGGCCGTCCATCTGGAGGGCGATGATGTCCTGAAGCGTGAAGCTCGCGCCGGCGGCCGCCGTGCTGGCCGGGGCAGGGTTGCTGTTGCCGTCGCCGTTGAGCGCGGTGTTCAGGGCCTGCTTGGCCTTGCGGCGGTTCTGCGCGCGGCTGATCTTGGCGATGTACCGGCTCAGGATGGGCAGCTTCGCGCGGCGCACCGCGTCGTAGCTCATCTTCAGAACGCCGCCGTACTTCCCGGCATTCACGGCCTTCTCGCTGAGCTTGATGGTGTAGCTGGGCATCTCGCCCAGTTCGGCCACGCGCCCGAACTCCAGCTCCTTCTCCTGGCCCGCGTTGATCACGCCCGTGCGGTAAGCGTTGCCGTCAATGCCGATGCGCACGCTCACGAGGTCACTCGTCTGGAGCACGTTCACGGCGTCACGCTCGGCGTCGCGGTACTCGCGCGAGACGTATTCGGGGAACAGCACGCGGTTGTTCGGGTCGGACACGAAGGCGTCACCGGTCTGGGCGAACTCGCCCTTGGTGCGGATGCCGCCAGCGGCCAGCAGCTGCTGGAAGGCGTCCACCGATTCGCCCTGGCTGTTGCGGGCGTCAGGGCGGTACAGCTCCTCGGCGATGTCGCCCTTGCGGCCCAGTTCCGTGAGGTACTGGCTCAGGGTCATGCCCTCGCGCTTGGCGTCCTGGTAGAGGCCGAGTTCGAGGTTCTTCAGTTTTGCGATCTTGGTCATGGCACTCCCGAAATGCAGCCGGCCCGCGCACTGCGGGCCGGTGGAGAGGGTGAAGGGTGTGAGGCTGGCGCCTCAGCCCAGGTCAATGGCAGCGAGGTTGTTGGTGGTATCCACGCCGATCACGTCGCAGCCCCGGCCGGTCGCACTGACCTTCGCCTTGCCGGTGCCGTCCACGCCGATCTTCTGGTGGCCGAAGACGGCCGCACCGGTCCAGGGCACCACGATCACGCCGCGCTTGACGACCGCGCCGAGACCGTCGAACTCCTTGGTGCTGACCTTGCCGAGCAGAGCCGCGTCGGCCGTGCCGCGACCGGCGGTGCCCGCAGCGGTGGCGGTTACGGCGTCGCCGATCTGGGTGCCGTTGTCGAGCAGGTAGGTAATGGCCGTGTTGTGCTGGCCACCATAGTCAACAGTTCCGATACGCATGAAAACTCCTGTGATTCAAAGAGAGAGGGCGTGAGTCGCAGGTGGCTTACACCGCGTCGAAGTTGGGGGCGGTCTTCTTGGGGGGCGTCTCGGGGTCGTTGTCCTTGCTCATGCGGCCGTTGGGCACGTTCGCGTCCGCCTGGGCCTGAAGCCGCTGCACCTCGGCGCGGATGTCGGACAGCTCCAGGTTCCCGAACGCCTTCTTCGTGCGGTCGGCCGCTGCGCGCCCCGCCTCGTCGTTGCCGTTCACCGCGAGCGAGAGGCGGTGCAGGTCGCCCAGCAGGTCGTCGCGGTACTGGCGGCCGTCGCTGGCCTGCGCGGCCAGGGTGGTGAGCCGGGCAGGCGTGGCGTCCTTGGGCTCCAGGCCGAGCGCCGTCGCGTGGGCTTCGAGCTGGGTCTGGGCGCCGCGCTCGCGGGCATCGGCTACCTGCGCGTCGAGCAGGGCCTGGGCTTCAGTGGGGGTGGCGTCGATCTCTTTGACCGAGCCGTCGGGCAGCTTGAGGCGAAGTTTCAAGTTCTCCTCTCCTTTGTGTTCCGCCTGCGGCGGCTGAGGGGGCGTGCCCTCGCCAGCGGCGGGGGCCTTCTCGTACACGGCCTGCATGTCCTTGCTGGCCGCGAGCTGGAAGCGGGTTTGGGAAACGGGCCCGCCGATGGCGCTGGCACTGGCGGTGAGGAGGTTCGGACTGGCCGCGTCCCCGCCGACCTTCGTTCCGGGGTAAGCCCCGCGGTACACGAGGCTGCCCTCGCTGAACTGCACAGCGCCCGTGGTCCAGATGAAACACAGGCGCGTGGTGGTCGCCCCGGTCTCGGGGTCGGTCACGTCGTAGGTCTGCCCCGCGTAGTAGGGGCTGTCCCAGTACCGGCCTCCCGTGATCGAGCACAGCGCCTGGTCATACCAGTAGCCGATGCTCGCCTCGTTGATCACGCCGCCATCGATCAGGGCCATCAGGCGCTGACCCTCGGGGTCGTTCAGGACGTAGAACCACGTATCCAGCCACAGCTCCTGCTGCGGCTCGCCCAGAGGCGGGGTGGCCACGTAGTCGCCGTCCGTCACGGCCGCGAGGTAGAAGCTCCCGAGAGGCGTGTTGTCGGTGACATGGGCGCTCAGGACCGGCCCGCCCGCGTCGTTGATCTGGTCAGCCAGGAGGCGCAGGCCGCCGTCCGGCATCCGCGTGTAGTAGCTGGTGAGCTTGTTGCCGAACAGCCGCACGGGGCGGGCCAGCAGCTGCTCGGCAGTGAGGTCGGGTTTGCCCCGCTTGGCCTGGAGGGCGTTGATCTTCTCCAGGTGGCCGGCGGGAAGAGAAGCACTCGCCCCGGCCGCGAGGGTCAGGGCGAGCGTGAAAGCGGCGCGGTGCTGGGTCATGAGGGGGTCTCCTTGAGGCGCTGCACGAGCTGCCCGGCCGCGACCTTCACAGCCATCTCGTGCGCCATGAGGTCGCCGTCCCTGGCCGCCCGGTCGAAGAGGTCGCGCAGGGCGAGCAGTTCCTGGAAGAAGCCGGTCTGTCGGATGGGCGGAGTCAGACCCCGCATGTCCAGCACGTCGAGCAGGGCGCTCACGCCCCCGTAGAGGGTGCGGGTCTCATTCACCTGCCGCAACACGCGGCGCAGGTCCTCTTCGTTGACCCGCTGGGCGTCGCCGTAGTGTTCTCGCCACTGGGGCGCGAAGCGGGTGAACAGCTGCGGGAAGCAGTCCTTCAGCTCGGCGTGTGCCGCTTCGGCCGGGGCCAGGGGTTCCTGCTGGTCAGGCTGCTGGTCAGGTTGCATCATCGTTCTCCTTGGGAGCAGGGGTGCCGGTGCCCGGCGCCCACCAGGTCGGTGCCCGCTGGTCGTCGGCGGGGGCCACATCCCAGCGGGTCATGGCCTGGGGTGCCCAGGCGGGGCCGAACAGGCGGGCGAGGGCCTCGTCGGTCTGGGCGCGCAGCAGGGCGGCGCGGGCCTCGTCGAGAAGGAAGGGGCTGACGGGGGGCGTGAAGCGCACCCAGGCCTGAGCGGGGATGCCGCGCAGGCTGAGGTGGAGGTTCATGCCGAACTGGAGTTGCCGGGCGATGGTCTGCTGCATGGCGATGGCCTGGGCGTGGAGGATCGGAATGGTCACCTGCGCCAGGGCCTGCGTGGTGCTGTCCATCTCACCGCGCATGAAGGGGAGCGTCTTCAGGGCGCCCCAGACGCGCTTCTGATTCCCTTTCGTGATCTCCGGAGCGCCGCTCGCAGTCTGGGTGAGGGGCACCACCGTGATGTCGGTTTTGTCGGGCCCAATGTAGACCCCGCTCTCGCTGCCGCTCGTGATGGTGTCGGCAATCCCGGCGAAGAACTCGGCCACCGCGTCGGGGTAGCCGGGGTCCTCGGCACTCCTGAATCCCAGTTCCGCAGGCTGAGGCACCGGCACCTTGGCCTGCACGAGCGCGCTGCGGGCCATCAGGTTGATCACCCGCTGCTCGGACGCCAGCAACTGCCGCTTGCGGTCCAGCGAGAACAGCGAGGCCAGGAACAGCGGCAGGCCATAGGGCGACCGGCCCGCCGTGCGCGGCGCGGCGTAGAGGTAGGTGCGGGGGTTCAAGACCACCGCGTTCCCCGGCGCCGCCTGCTCGTGGATCAGGACCTGGGTGGCCGGGTCGCGCCGGATGCGGACCTCTTCGGCGACCACGACCGCGACCCCGGCCACGCCCCGACGGTTGCGCTCCGGGTACCACTCGCAGCTGCTTGCGCCGGCCAGGGCCAGCTCCCCCACCTGGTTGGCGATCAGGCCTTGCAGCCCGCCGCCCTCGGGAAACATGCGGGTGCCCCAGTCCTGCAATTCCAGCTCGGCCTGCTTCGCCGCGCGGGTGCCACCGCTGAAGTCCAGCGTGAAGCCCGCGCCGCACAGGGCCTGGAGATCGCCCAGGGAGCCGGATACGTCGTCGTCGCTCTCCGCGAGACCGCGCAGCACGCCGATGACGCGCCGCCGGCTGTCGTTGGGGTAGCCCGACAGGGTGTCCTCGAAGAAGGACAGGAGGCCGGTGAAGTCATTGGGGTCGCGGCTGACCCGGCTGTTCGGGTCGCGGGCGAGCTGCGCGCGCAGGCTGCGCACGGCGGCCTGCGCGACATTGCCCAGGGGGGCGGAGGTGCTGGGGGGCGGCTGGCCTCCGAAGAGGGCGCGGCGGACGGCTTGTAGGGGGTTCAACTGGTTTTCCTCCTCATCCCTCGGAAAGCGGCAGCGACCACGACGGCCTTGGCGGGCGCCTCTTCCTCTTCGCCCAGCATCAGCTCGGTCAGCGCCCACACCAGGGCGTCCATGCGGTCAGGCGATTTCTCGCCCGGCACCCACGTCGTCATCTGCCCTTCCAAGTCTGGGAACACCCCGACGTGGTGTACGCGGTTCTGCTCGTACAGAGCGCTGACCGGTTCGGCGCGGGTGTGCTTGCCCCGGCTCGCCCAGACCGGCGAGACGTTCACGTTCGGGTTGACGGTGCGGACGGTGGTGGCCACCATGTCGCCGCCGTTGTTCTTCTCAGGCACGATGGCGTCGGCCTTGTGGTAGGTGTAGGCGTCCACGGCGGTCGTGGCCCACTCGATGGGGCTGAAGTTGCCGGAGAGGTCGCCCAGGACGTAAGCGTGTCCCTCGGCGTCCTTGCCGGCCACGACGATGCCGCTCTCGGCGTTGTCGCCGCTCTGGCTGGCCTGCGGATCGATGGCGACCACGATGCGCACGAGGTCAGGCAGGTCCTCGAACTTCAGGCGGAAGCCTTCGCGGTTGAACATCGCGTACTTCCACAGTGCGCCGGGCGTGTCATCCAAGAGCTCGCCGTTCAGCTCCTGCCGACCCAGGCGGGTGCCCTCATATTTGGCGATGACGTTGCGCTGGAAGGTCTTAGACAGGTTGCCGATGTTCTCGTAGGTGCCGCCCTTGGTCAGGGCCGTGGTCGCTTCCTTCAGCAGCTCCCGCACCAGCCGCACGGGGCGCGGCGTGCCGGTCAGGACCACGCGCGGATCGTCACCGAGGCGCAGGCCGAACAGCAGGTTCGACCAGGTGGTGTCCTCGGCCGTGCCCTGGTCGGCATCGTCCCAGGTGGCCGGCTCATCGCCCCAGGCACCGTGGTGCTGGGGGCCGCGCAGCTTGCGGGGCGTCTCGCTCGAGTAGCACTTGAACCGCGCGCCGTTCCTCAGAAACAGCTCGCCCAGGCTGCGGTTCCAGGCCGTGTCCACGCTGCCGCCGCGCAGCTCGCTCTCATCGAGTACGGAGAGGAGACCCGACTCCCCCTCGACCATCGTGTCGCGGGCGTCGGCGAAGGTCTGGGCGACGAGCGCGAAGCGGCCGCGCGGGGTCTCTCGCGCCCACTGGGCGATGGACTCGGCCCCCGTGCGGGTCTTGCCGAAGCCGCGCCCGGCCAGGATGAGCCAGACGAACCAGTCGCCGAGTGGGGGGAGCTGGTTCGGGCGTGCCATGCTCAGCCAGCGTTGGCGGGCACTGGGGCCGCTGGCACGCTGGCGGGGCGGGGGCAGATGGCGGGTGAACGCCTTCATGCGGCGTTCGATCTTGGCGAGCATGGCGATAGGCGTTCACCTCCTGGAGGTCAGTTCACGGCGCGGGGTTGCTCGGCGGTGGCCGGTGGCTGGTCGGGGTCGCTGTCGCGCAGGCGGGCGGCCAGCATGTCGCGCGTCATGGCGATCTCGGCCAGCGACTGAATGGCGCCCGTCACCGCCTGGATGGTTTCGGGGCTGCTGCTCTGTGCACCGAGGATCAGCGCGCGCAGTTTCTGGGTGGCAGCACTGAGGGTTTCGTCGACTTCATCGGCCCAGCCACGGTTCCCGAGTTCGCGGTGTGCGTCTGCGAAAAGACGCGAAAGTTCCCGGTCTGTTTTGAGGGCGGCGCGCCAGTTCTGGAGCGTCCTGAGCGTGATTCCGTGGTCTTCGCAAACTTTCGCGTCGGTGGAGTAGGCCGCTTCTGCCAGCGCACGGGCGGCCTTGGTATTGTCCCGCTTCATCTTGTTCCTCACCTCCTTTTTGCTTGTGCTTGTGCCTGGGCTTTGGGTGGTGATGGTTGGATGTCTGTGGTTCTAGAACAGAAGCCTCTACAGACACGCCATACGCTGCAGGATGGCGACCTTTGAAGAAGCAGTAATGGCCCAGCGCACGCACATTCGAATGGCCAATGAAATTGATCGGCTCATTGACCTCCTGGAAGATGAGCCCTTATGGCAGGCCAGAAACTCTCTCCCCGCAGAAGCGCAAGCCCACATCGGGAACGTGGCTGAGCAGATCGAAATACTCAGGACTCTCACCACTCAGGCCAAAGCTTTATACGCAAGCTTTGAAGCCACCAAAACCGAATACCTCCTCAAACGCGATCAAGGGACACCCACCCGCGAAGAGTTCCCTGGGTTTCAAAAGATCGTTGACGGCGCCTTGGCGACCTCCGTGCCCTTTAACCTTCTTCAGCCCAACCTTCGCAATGTAGTCAACGTGTTCCGTAGGGCACGCGGAGCACTCCCGCTTGACGGTTCAGAACACACTTCAAATTGAGATCCAATAGAAAACTCCGGCTGTATGAGACACGCCCCTCCAGTCGAGTCCGCTGCTGTAAATCAAAGACCAGGTTCGTGGTGGTGTCGTACGTACGGATCTCGGTGGGGGTGACGGATGCTCATGGGGGTCTTGAGGTATGAAAAAGCCTCCACGCTCAGGCAGGGCCAGAGAGCGCGGGTGAGCCGTTCCAGTCTCATCAGCAGCTCAGAGCCTTTACCTTACGTTCAGCTAACCCGATCAACGCCCCACGAATAGAACAGCACTCTCCCCATCTGCACCTCACAGCGCATGAGCCCTCAAAAGCCTACGGTCAGAGGATGTATGAACAACAGCTCGGAACCTTCATTCACTTCCACGAAGGCACCGCCACCGTAACTCCTGATCTTCTCTCCACCGCCGACCGAGACCTCCTCTACGAGGCCCACCAGGCAGGGGCCTTCGTCCAGGCACAAACCAACATGGGCTCTGGCTACACTGTGATCGGCATTGTCGACGTTCCCTCCAATCCTGACCCTGCTGGCCAGAAAGCGCAGGCCTTCGTACTGATCTACAGCGGCGAGGCGGAAGTTCCTCTCCCTGAAGTGCAAACGTGAACGACTTCAGACTCGAAGCCTCCGTCCGATTCGATGCCCACGAGCGGGCCAGCACCAATGCCACCTTCTCAGAAGCCGACTTGACTACATTGCAGTTGGCCTATGCGAGCGGTAGGGAAATCACCGCCCGGACGAATCTAGGTCCGGGCTATGCGTACATCGGCCTTCAGAACGCCCAGGCGATCTTCCCGCCAGACGGTCGGTGCCGACATACCTTCACGCTGGTCTACAACGGCGAGATTGAGGCAGTGTGATCTGACGCAATCCCCCGGTGTTGATCCCGGTCGACGTGGTTCTGGAAACCTCGCCGTTCCCTGAAACGGTGTCATCAGCCGGTCGTAGGGTATTCTCGGGGATGACCCTTACTGTGCCAAAGCTCGAAAGCCGTATTCGATTCATTGGCATCACTGCCCTCCTGACCAGTAGTAACCTGCTCGGCCGGGATGTTCAGTTGCTGCGCGCTGCCCACACCGCCGGCAGCGGCCTACAGGGTCTGACCAACCTTGGGCTGGGTTACGGCGACTTGACAGTGAAGAGTATGGATACTGTCACCACAAAAGGCAGGATCATCCAGACCTTCACCATGACGTACAACGGCGAGGCGTAGGAGCCAGTTGCACGTCAGAGGCGAGTAGGGCATGTCGTTGCGGTACGCCATGAAAAAGCCTCCACCCGGAGGCGGAGGCAAAAGTCATCCCCGAAGGGAATCAATGGGGAACTCCAAAAATAGGAAGTGACCTGGGAGTACATTTCCTGACCCTTTTAGGCTATCAGAGCGCCAGATTGGTATCAACTACGCGGCACTGACAGTACACCTCCTGAAGCGCCTCTCGCAGATCCCCACTCCGGTGGCTCGCCATCTGCATTCCTCCCGAGGCGGCGTGCGGCGCGAACACGTCCCCCAGTCGGCTGCTGGTGACGTACCCGTGCCAGCTCAGGGCGAGGTTGGGATGCGCGGCCGAGGCGCAGGCGAGGTCGAACAGGGCGTCGAGATCGTCCGGCGCGCTACTCCCCCGCAGCTTGTCGCGCAGGCGGCGCGCACGGGCGGCGCGGTCGTAGCCCCACACGGCCAGCAGCGCCTCGTAGTCAGCCCGGTACAGCTCCAAGCGGCAGGGGTCGCCATAGGCGCTGGGCGGCACCTGCACCACGAGGTAGCTGGGTCCGGTCGGGCGGCCGGTCGTGGGCTCCCCACCAGGGGCCAGGGTGCTGTCCGAGTCCTTGACCGGCAGGGGCGTCCAGTCCCGCTCGCCCTGATGCACGGCCCACAGGGCATGGGCGAGGGCGTTGCTGCGCACGCGGTCGAGGTCGCGCTGCTGCTGCTCGCTGCGCAGCTGGGCGCGGCGGGGGTTGGTCTTCGCGCCGTGGGCCTGCAAGATTTCGCGCTGGTACTGGGCCTGGGGCTGTTTGCGGTTGCGCTGGCGGGTCTCGCGGATAGCGGCGGGGATGTCCCACTCGTGCTGGGCTTGCATCTCGCAGACCCAGAGGTAGGCGCGGTGGTAGGCGGCGCGCAGGTGGGACTTCTGTTCGGCGCGGGCGTACCACATGAGGCGCACCAGGCGGCGGCGGGTGCGGCGTAGGCCGGCTTCGGTGGGGTTGACCCATTGGGCATGGGCGAGGCGCTCGGCTTCGTCGCTGCTGGGCAGCCGTGGCGCGCGGCGCTGGGGTTTGGTGCTCTTGCTCGTGCTCATGCGGCGGGATGCCTCCGGGGGGCGGGTCGGGCTCAAGGTCACAGACGGCACCGGGCGGCGATCAGGGACAGGCGAGGGATTTCCAGGGTCCGCTCGTCACCCGTGCGGGGGTTGCGGACGATGACCTCGGTGAAGCCCTGTTTGGCCTGGGTCATGAAGGTGGCGTTGATCTGGAGGGACTCGCGCAGGGTGTCGGCGGGATCGGCGTAGTTGCCTTCGGTGGTCATCTGGCTGAGGGCGCCGAAGCTGCCGTCGTCGAACATGAACAGGACAGTGGTCATCCGCGTCTCCTGCTGGCTTGATTGCGGGTGGGGCGGCGGCAGGGCAGCGCAGCGTGGCGAGCGCGCAGGCAAGCGCGGGTCATGGGAACCTCCGGAAATTGCACTCCAGACAGACGAGGCGATCCGGTCGACACCCCGGGCGGTGCTGGCCTCCTGCACAGGGCGGCTTCCAGAACCCACCGCGCGGGACGACCTCATACGGCTCGCGCCAGAAGATCAGGACGCCCTCTTGCACGAGGCGGCGCAGGGTCTCCTGCTGCTCCGCACTGGCCGAGGCCACGCACTGACCGGGCGGTATGGCCCGCACGGCACGCTCGTACTCGGCCGAGTCATAGGGGCGCACGTGGGCGCACGGGTCATAGGTCTGCGACTGGGGCAGAACGGGTGCTGCTCCTTTGCGTGGACTCACAGCACGCCCCGCTGGCCCTGATCGAGCGCGTGTTCGTCCCCAGGGTTGGGCAGGACGCCCTGGTGCTCCCCGATGGGCAGGCGGGGCAGGGGGCGGCTACCGGTGAGGGTGTGCAGGGTCAGGCTCAGGTCGGACAGGTCCAGGGTGGCGAGCTGCCCGGACTTCCAGGCCAGCGTGTCCAGGTACACGGCCTGGGTGCCGTCCGCGAAGGTCATCAGGACAGGCAGGTCGGCGCGGTCGCTCCGGATGGTCCGCGTGGGCGTGTGGCCGTGTACCGCCAGGCGGCAGCCGTCGGGCAGGGAGGTGCGCTCGTCATCGGGGCGCATCCACAGGTGGGCGGGGTGGGCACCTGCGCCCCAGTTCCCGCTGTTCGGCACGTGCGGCGCGGCGTGGCTCAGGTACACGTGCCCATGCTTGTGCCAGTGCGCACAGGTGTCTTCCAACCATGCGGCGGCTTCTCGTGCGGCCTTCATGGTCTTGAACTGGGTCACCGTCATCGGGTCGTGGAGCTGCGTGCCGGCGAGCAAGGCGTGCATGAACATGTGGTCGTGGTTGCCCAGCAGCAGGGTCGCCCGGCCCCACTCCACCTGTTGCTGCAGCCGCGCGATCACGCCCGGCGCGTCCGGCCCCCGGTCCAGGTAGTCGCCCAGGAAGAGCAGCTGGCGGCCGGGGTAGGCAGCGAGCAGGACATCGAGCAGGTCGGAGCGGCCGTGCAAGTCGGGGACGACGATGGGGGCAGGTGCCTCAGTCATATATTCACCTGTAAATGAAATGGGTCTTGCTCCTGCTGCGGCTCTCCGCTTCCGGTGGTGTGGATGGCACGCCGCAAGAGGCCAGACAGGCGCTGCGCCTCCGCAATCAGGCCCCGCGCCTCATCCGCATCCCGAATGATCTGAGGGGACAGACCACAGGCCCGCAACTCGCCGTGGCACTTCACCTGTGAGGGCCGCAGCTCGCCCGTCTCTGTCTTGACCTCAATCAGCGCCGCTAAGGCCAGCGGTGACCCCGGCAACCGGCACAGCATCGTCAGGTCCGGGAAGCCGTTGGGCAGATGCCCCTTCCTCAGCCCGCGCTGCCCACGCGCCACCATCCCTGCCTCGGTCTTCAGCGCGTACCACCCTGCCCGCAGGAACAGCTCCCGAATGCTGTCCTCGATCTCCCGCTCCGTCTCTGGGCGCAGGTGCGGCGCAAGGCGACTCACCCCTGCCCCCAGGTGCGGCAGCCCTCGCCCGGATCACGCAGGCCGAGGTGGTAGGCGTAGCAGCCCCGCTCATCCCTCAGAAAAATGAACCCGTACTCGGCCCGCAAAGAGGCTGCGTGCGCCCGAGCGCGCTCCGGATCGTCGAGGAACGCCAGCGGCCGGACCACTTCGGCCTCCCGACGCTTGCGCTTCTGGCGCTGCTCGCGGGCCTGACGGACCTTCACCCCTCCCCGGCTCACCTCTCCCCTCCCCCGACGGTCTTCCCCAGGAAGGCGCGGCACCCGGCGTCCGGCGCGGTCAGCAGGAGACGCTTACGGCTGGCACTCTGGACGATCCCGCCCCACATGCCCGGCCGGGTGATCGACTGGCAGGGGCGGAAGTCCAGGTACTCGGTGGCCTCCCCTTTCGCCGGCGGCGCGGCTTTCTTCCACAGCGCGCAGTCCTGGCAGGCGTTCACGAGGTGCTCCGGATCGCCGTGAGGATGTGGCCACGCGGCACAGCGCCCCAGGTCGAGATGGCGGCCACGCCCTGGCGCTGGGCCTGGAGCACCCCGGCACGTTCGAGGCGGCGGCAGTCGTAGACGCGCTGCTGCGCGGAGCAGGTGCAGAGGGCGTCAGCGCCGCGGGCAACACCGCAGTACCCGCAGATCAGCGAGGCGGCGGGGGGCGGAGTATTCATGCTAAACCTCTTTTGTATACATGTATGGATACATGCCTACCTGAATGCGTACGGGTAGGTAACGGTGTACTCTTGTAAGCATGTCTGCAATGACGAATTTCCGAGTGGCCGTGGTCGGGCGCAAGGGCGGCGTGGGAAAGACCAGCAGCGCGATCCACCTCGCAGCCCACCTCGCCTACTCCGGTCGGCGCACCCTGCTCGTGGACGGCGACGACCGGGGCTACGCCACCACCTGGGCACGTGGCGGCACCATGCCCTTCGACGTGGACGGCGTGGGCGGCCTGATGGCGGTCAGCCAGTACGACGCGGCCGTGATCGACTCCCAGGCTGACCCCAGTGAGCAGGAGATCAGCACCCTGGGTCGCCACAGCAGCGTGCTCGTGCTGCCGGCCATTCCCGAGGCGCAGGCCGTCAGTGGCCTGATGCAAACCGTGGGCGTCCTTGACGGCGCGGGTGTGCCGCGCGAGCGCATCGCCGTGCTGCTGACGATGGACACCCGGCAGGGTCCGGCCACGGCCGAGGCCCGCGAGGCGCTGGAGGGCGCCGGCCTGCGCGTCCTGAAGCAAAGCATCCGCGACACCGTCGCCTTCCGCCACGCCTCGGGGCAGTCCACCCTGGTCCACCGTGTAGGCAATACCGGGGGCAAGATGGCCTGGCTCGACTACGAAGCCGCCCTGAAGGAACTGCTGAGCATTGGAGGTGCCCAGTGAGCAAGCCCAACAAGTTCGCCGCTCTGACGAGCCTGACGACCAGCCCGGTCGCTGCCCCTGAAGTCGCCCAGGTCCCGGAACCGGTCGCCGCCCCTGAACCGGTGGACACGCCTGCACCTGCATCCATCCCGCTGGGCACTGCACCGGAACTGACCCGGATGCTCGCCGGCCGAGTCCCTGACAGCATCTTCGACGAGTTTCAGGATCAGAAGCGCGGCGTCGGCCGGGCGATGGGCGTGCGCCGCTCCATAACGAATGAAGAGGGCCTCGAAGCGTTCGTGCGGATGCTCCGGCAGCCGGCAATGATGCAGGCCTGGCAGATGCAGCTGGCACAGGTGCGGCAGGAACGCCGGGACTGAGCCGGTAGGGAAGAGGGGTCACCTGCGCTGCCGGGCGTGGGCGGCCCCTCTTCGCAGTGCCCGGTGGACGTGCGCGGCCTGCTCGCGCGCGTGCCGGGGGTAGAGGTGCCGGAGGAGTACCCACAGCTTCACGACCCGAAGAAGGCATCGAGGAACACGCGGGCCTCGGGGTTCAGGAAGCGGCGCGGCGTGTCCGCGAGCACCTGCACGTAAGTCGCCAGTGCTTTTGCCTGGGCGGGCGAGACGGCGAGCACCGTCAGGGTCAGCTCGTCACCCACACGCTCTGGGGCGAGCTGCGAGGCGAGGCCCTCACGCACGGCTGCGTCCTGCTCCAGCAGCCGCTCGTCGGTGAGGTCGGTGGGCAGGTCCGCACAGGCCGTCACCAGGGGCAGGTCCAGGGCGCGGCGGGTCATGCCGGCGCCTGCCGGTAGTGCTCACGCAGAAGGGCCGCGACGGCGGCGCGGTGGTTCGGGGGCAGCGCGGCGAGTTGACCTTCCCACCACGCGCGCAGTTCGGCACTCAGTTCTCGCATGGTTCTATGCTGCCGAACTCATCATCTACTCATGTGACCATCTATAAGGGGACTACAGACGCTAAAGCCTTCTTATCGTAATCAGGGCCTAGAGGAATTGAGCGTTTATGCTGGGCTCTATGGCAACAGACGCCTCCGCCACTCAGACACTCGATTCAGAAGAAGCAAACATCTCCTCGAATACTCAGATCCAAGCACTTAAGCATCAGATTGAACAGCTTCAAGCGGCGTTGGATCAAGCAACTGCCCTCTTTCAGAAAAGTCCAGGCATAGCTTTTTTGCTGAACGCACATGGAAGAATCTTAGACTTGAATATGCAGGCAGTTTATCTTCTCCAGGCTTCTCCTCAAGAACTGATCGGCCGCAATCTGAGTTTAATTTTGGAACCTTCTTCACAAGCTTCTTTCACCTTTATGTTAAAAAAAGTATTTAGAGAGGGTATTCAACAGACAAGTGAGATTCGTCTACTCACTTTACAGGGTCGTACATTGGAAATGACCGCACAAGCGTCTTTGCACTCTAAAGATGGTGAAGCATCATATTGTCATTTAGTCTTGACGGATATTACTCAATTTACTTCATCTCATCGCGTCCTGCTTGACCGTCAAGTCTCTCAAGAAAACCATATTCAAGAACAAGGTCTTAAAATTAGACAGATTCACGAAGAATTTGAAAATGCCCTTAGGCTGTCTGCCAAGGCTTTAGGAGATTCTTTTAGCCAAGTAAAAGATTCGTTTAGTCTTTCACACATACATCCAGAAGTACCAGACTACATAAAAGATACGGAAAATGCCTTTCAGAAAACTCAAAATCTGTTGGAGTCTCTCGAAACATATATAAAAATACGTTTCATCAATTTCCAAATGCGTAGCGTGAACTTGAATGATGTTCTCAAAAAGATAATTAGAGATTTAAAACCCCAGCTAGAAGATCGAGATGTCCAAATTACAGCTGATTCTCTCCCCATCTTACAGGGTGACAATCAAGTGTTTTATATTATTCTAAATGAATACATTACAAATGCTCTAAAATTTACTCGGATACGCCAAACTACTCGAATTCATATCCTTGTCAAAGAAATGGAAACGGAATATTTCATTGGCGTAGAGGACAACGGCATAGGCTTCAGTCAGCGGCATAAAAATAAAATTTTCCAACTATTCGGCAGGATACATTCAGAACCACTTTATGAAGGAACAGGTCTAGGTCTTGCAGTCGTTCGCCGGCTCTGTGAAAGATTTAAAGGCAGAGCATGGGGCGAAGGTAAAATAGATGAAGGATCGACCTTCTGGTTTGCTTGGCCTAAATCGTCAACGAAGAGTGGTAATACTCGTATATGAACTATTAATATAAATACACCGCCTGGAGCAGTCTTCTGCTACGTTTAAATCAGATCGTTATTACTTATGGTGCAGATAACATAGATCAGATAGAATCTTTCAAATCCCATCCTGAGCATAGGACAGGTCGGCGAACATCACGAACTGGCTGTTGTAGCTCACCTTCACCGTCCCCACCGGCCCATTGCGCTGCTTCCCGATGATGATCTCCGCGACCCCCTGGTCGGCCGTATTCGGGTCGTAGTACTCATCGCGGTAGATGAACATCACGGTGTCCGCATCCTGCTCCACCGCGCCCGACTCACGCAGATCCGACAGCACGGGGCGGTGGTTCGGGCGCTGTTCGACCGCCCGCGAGAGCTGCGAGAGCACCACGATGGGAATGTTCAGCTCACGCGCCAGCTTCTTCAGGTTCCGGCTGATGGCACTGACTTCCAGCGTCCGGTTCATCCCCAATCGCCCGCTCGTGCTATCGGCCTCCACCAACTGCAGGTAGTCCAGGAACAGCACGTCGCACTTCCCCGCCGCGTGAAGCCGCCAGGCACGCCGGGCAATCCCCGTGCCGGTCTGATCACTGCTGTCGAAGTACTCGATGGGCAGTGCCGCGAGCGCTGGTGCCGCCTTGGCCAGGCTGCGAGGCGAGGCCCTCGCGCACGGCAGCGTCCTGCTCCAGCAGCCGCTCATCGGTGAGGTCGGTGGGCAGGGCGGCACAGGCCGTCATCAGGGGCAGGTCCAGGGCACGGCGGGTCATGCTGGCGCTTGGTCGCGGTAGTGCTCGCGCAGGAGGGCCGCGCCGCCGTCGCGGCGGGTCGGGTCGGGGAGAGCGCGGCGAGTTGACCCTCCCACCACGCGCGCAGTTCGGCACTCAGTCCTCGCATGGTTCCATGCTGCTGGAACCGTCATTTCCTCATGTTGCTCATGGAAAACCAACCGGAGGACAGGGCTAAGGCTACTGGGTGATGGGGATGAGTTCAGCAGTCGAGAAGTGCTGCAACGTCATCTGAGAGGGAGCACCAGTTCAACAGGCTCCATCCCCTGGTCTCGTCAGGAAAATATCTATTTGCGCTTTTCTTGGGTCAAGCCAGACTTGCATCAACTACTCGCTTCAGAGCGCGAAGGTCTCGTTGATTCTACGGGTGGAAATCTGCCGCTCAATGTCCCTGACTCGGCGAGAGACTCGGTACCCGAGGTCATACACGCCCATCAGGGTGATAAACATCTCCTGCACCCAGGCGTTATCTTTTCATGATGAATTTTGCTAAAACGAAAATATCACTTATAACTCTTTTGACATTCTCTTTTGCAAGTGGAGAATGTGTAGATAAGATGGATCCTAGTTATGACTGGATGGTCAATCAGTCAAGACTTCCGCCCGCATTGTCTATGCCTAAGAGTTTTACGATTGACTTTTTGGACAAAGGAACTATTCTAAAGAAAAGGGAGTTCTTTAAATTTAATAAAGACAAGATAGCTAAATACGTTTCTTACACTGGAAATGAAAAGATAAGCATTAATTACCAGCAAAATGGAAAAGACATGCTGGAAGGAAAGGGGCAGGTTACAAAAAGTAAAACTTCCTCTAGAGAAGTTACGCCACAATCAATGTCCAATTTAGATTCAAAAGAAAGAACAAATGCAGATTTCAGAAAAGTTTATATTAGACTAGAAGACGATGGATTTATCTTTAATGCAAATCTGTTAAATGAACAGTCTGTTGAGTGGAGATATAACACTCAAGGTCTGATGATAATGACTAAGGAGGGAAAGTGGCTAAATACTGTAATAGCTAAATTTGACGATAAATGTAGAATTGTAGGGATTTATGATAGCTCAGATGAAAGCGAAGCAAGAAACGTTTATAATTATAAATCTACAAGTACTGATAAAAGAATGGAGTATGTTGCTCCTCAACCCGGTGGCGACCAAGATGGGTTTTTTATTTTTAATGAAAGCGGTCTTCTAGAGAGAAACTTTTTTACTTTTTCAGAAGGAACTGCTGATTTTATGTACAAATACGATCAATATAATAATTGGACCGAACAAGTTTATAAGGAAAATGGAAAGTTAACCTTACGCATAGTTCGTACCTTAGAGTATTAGGTTAAAAAATATTTGATTACAAAATTTGACTCTGAAGAATCACTTCAAATCCCATCCTGGGCATAGGACAGATCGGCGAACATCACGAACTGGCTGTTGTAGCTCACCTTCACCGTGCCCACCGGCCCGTTGCGCTGCTTCCCGATGATGATCTCCGCGACCCCCTGGTCCGCCGTGTTCGGGTCGTAGTACTCATCGCGGTAGATGAACATCACGGTATCCGCATCCTGCTCCACCGCGCCCGATTCACGCAGGTCCGACAGCACGGGGCGGTGGTTCGGGCGCTGCTCGACCGCCCGCGAGAGCTGCGAGAGCACCACGATGGGAATGTTCAGCTCGCGCGCCAGCTTCTTCAGGTTCCGGCTGATGGCACTGACTTCCAGCGTCCGGTTCATCCCCGATCGCCCGCTCGTGCTGTCGACCTCCACCAGCTGCAGGTAGTCCAGGAACAGCACGTCGCACTTCCCCGCCGCGTGAAGCCGCCGGGCACGCCGGGCAATCCCCGTGCCGGTCTGATCACTGCTGTCGAAGTACTCAATGGGCAGTGCCGCGAGGGCCGGTGCGGCCTTCGCCAGGCGCAGGTGGTCCCGCTCGTTCAGGGCTCCCGTGCGGACCTTCTGCATGTCCACCCGCGCGGCCGTCGCCAGCGAGCGCAAGGCGAGCTGTTTGGCGTCCATCTCCAGGCTGCACACCACAGCCCGCTTCCCACTGCGGGCGGCGTTCTGCATCCACTGGTAACCCATCGCCGTCTTGCCCATCGCTGGGCGTGCCGCGAGCACGTACAGCGCGCCCGGCTCCAGGCCCACGATCTCCGCGTCGAGATCCCGCAGGCCCGTGCCGATGGCCTCGACCGGCCCGCGCCCGATGATCTCCAGGGCCTGGGCGATGGCCGTCTCCTGCGAGATGGACTCGGTGGATGCGCCCTGCGGCTCCAGGGGCAGCGCGATCTGCGAGGCCAGCGTGGCGAGGTCTTCGAGCGCCAGGTCGCCCTCGGTCGCGTGCCGGATCAGGTCGGTTGCTCGGCGGATGGCCTGCCGCCGCCCAAGCAGCTCGCCCAGGGTCAGCGCGTACTGGGGCGCGTAGGCCCCGGTCGCCTCCTGTGCGGCCACGCCGGTCAGGTAGTTCATGTTCACCCACGTCGAGAAGCCCAGCTCCTCGGCGCGGCCCAGGATCAGCCCGTAGTCGTCCACGGGCTTGCCCGTGGCATGGAGGTCGGCCATCGTGTCGCGCAGGTGCCGCCCGGCCTGGCTGTGGAAGGCCTCGCTGGGGAGGGCCAGCACTTCCGGCCAGGCCAACTCCGGGTCGATGAACACGCTGGAGAGCAGGCGTTCTTCGACCCCGACGTTACTGGGCAGGGGGCGGGCAGCGGTGTCGGGCAGGCTCACAGGATCACCTCGACGTGGGCATGGAACGAGGGCGGAATGAGCGGGGTGGCGTCGCTGTCGGTGACCAGGGTGCCGTTCGGGCTGACGCTGAGGATGATCATCTCCTGCCCGCCGTAACGCACCCGCTGGTCCTCAGCGAAGGCTGGCCCGCCCTCGCCGCCGGCCGCCGCGCCGCCGGGCCGGGCGGAACTTTTGGCCTTCGCCTCGATTCCGGTCTTCATGCGTGCCTGGAGCGCAGCCTGTGGGTGAGCGAAGCTGCCCAGGGTCAGGATGTTTTCTGCTGCCTCGCGCAGCAGGTCCGCGTGCCCTTCGCGGACCCACCGGGCCCACACGGCCTGCTGCCGAGCCTGGGTGACGGGGGCGGCTTTGGCTTCACTGGTCCAGTCGTTCCAAAGATTTCCAAGATCAGCACCAACAACAACATCTTCGTCGTGAGTGCCTTCGCTCAGGCCAGCGCTGATGGTGTTGATGTTGTTACGTATAGTCTTAGATAAGGAATAAATATCTTTTTCTTTATGGGTCGCATTTTGCGACCCCCCCTCTTCACGGGGCTCGGGGGTGGGGGTCGCAAAATGCGACGGCCCAAAACACGGCGTTTCTGCGGGGGGGTCGCATTTTGCGACGGCCTCAAACACGGTGTTTTCCTGGGGGGGGTCGCATTTTGCGACAGCGGCCGAATCGGCGTTTTCCTGGCGGCGGCGCATGGCCGGGGCGGCGTGTTTCGTGGGCCGTTCGGCCGGGCGGCCCCGGATCAGGAGGCGGGTCATGCTCACGAGCTGCATCCCGCCGGCCGTGTGCGCGTGGTCGCGGCTGATGAAGCCGTCCTCTTCCAAGTTCGCCAGCTGGCGGATCACGGTGCTCTTGTCCTTGTCGATCATCTCGGCGAGGACCTCGATGGGCGTCCGGGTCTGCCCCCGGTCGTCTGCGAGATCCGCCAACGCCAACAGGAGCAACTTGCCCTTGCCGACGCTCTGCTGCCAGGCCCAGCCGGTGGCGTAGCTGCTCATAGCGCCACGCTCGTCGAGAGGGCGTTCAGGGGGGTGCGGGTCAGGTTCAGGCACAGCATGAAGGGACTCCTTCGCGTCCCTGGGGTGTGCGAACCCCGTCCGGCACATTGACCGGACACGCACACCCGCGTAAAGTGTGCGTAAGGCGAACGCCTCCGCTTGGCAAAGCGGTGACAATCTCGGTAGATTCGGGTTTCTTTAGCCCCCAGACACGGTTTCGTAGACCAACTCTGGGGGTTTCCCGTTGGACGGATACACGTCGGCCAGCGGAAGTACCCTGAGCATAGCAGCCTGCATGACGTTTCGCGTTGGGGGCTGAGCGGGTCATCAGGCGGCCTGACCTACCGTGCGGGCCGCCTGCCGGAGCAGGTGGTTCAGGATGGGCGCGAGCTTGCTCACAGCCGGGCTTCTCGCTCTGCCTGCTGGCGTAGCTTCTTGGCCTTCTTGCCCATGTCGGCCGTCAGCGTGACGCTCTGGCCGCCGCTGGTCAGGGTGACGCTCTCCACACCCGGCAGGTCCGTCAGCTTCTCGACGAGGCTGCCTTCCGGCTCCTCTTCGTGCAGGGGGGCGGCGTCGCTCAGGGCGATCAGGATGCGGGCGACGTAGGGTTGCCCGACTTCCAGGAGCACGCGCTGGCCTTCCAGGCTGGTCAGTTCAAGCCCGGCTTCCTTCGTGGTGTGGGAGAACGCGCTGCGGATGGCGGACACGAACTTCAGGTCGAAGCTGAAGGTGCTCTCCTCGACCGCTGCGCCCTCGAAGGGGGCGTGCACGTCGGGCAGGGGCACCGTGTCGGGCGCCTCGCCCTCTTCGGTGTCGTACTCGAAGGCGGGTACCCGCACGAGGCCGTCCGGGCTGAGCAGGGTGCCGGTGGCCTGCTCGAGGAGGACGTACTTGCCCTTGACGTACTTGAACAGGGTCTTGATGTGTTCGGAGGGGTAGACGCGGTACTGGTCGCCGATCTTGGGCGGGAACAGGTCGCCCTCGCCTTCGAGCAGGGCAGGGGTGAGCATGGCGCTGTAGCCGTCGCTGGCGAACCAGTGGGGCTTGCCGTGCAGGTCGAAGAGGAACACGGCCGCGTTGCTCCAGGCCAGCTTGTCGCTGCTGTTCGTGAACTGGTACAGGGGCGGCTGGGCGGTCAGGGGCAGGCCGGTGGGGGGTTCTTTCCTGGGCATCGTGGGTCCTCCTGGGGGCTTCGTGTTCGAGGTCGTCGAGGTAGGTCTCTCCGGCGGGGGTGAGGGCGTACTGGTGGGCGCGGCCGGCGTGGCCGACGACCACCAGCCACCCGGCTTTGACGAGGCGGCCGAGGGCGGTGCTGCGGGCGCGGCGGCAACGGAGCCAGGGCCAGCGGGCCTGGACGCGGGCGAGGAGCTCGCCGGCGGTTTGTCCGGCGGCGCAGGCGGCGCGCAGGAGCAGGTGGGGCAGCTCGCCGGGGAGAAGGGCGACTTCGGTCATCTGAGGGCCTCCCCAGGGAAACGAACCTCTATGCTCTCCCCATGCGGTTGTCCGTGCCTGTGCAGGTCGTTCTGGCGTTGGTGCTGGTCGCCATTCTCATTGCTCTGGACGTCACCGTCTGGCCTCATGCCATGAGTACGGCCATAGGACTGGCCGTCGTCGGTCAGATGATCTGGGGCTGGCGTCAGGGGAAACGCAAAGAAGTCGGACAGGTGCTGTTGCTGATGCTGTTCGCGGCCGCGCTGTTCTTCGGTGCCGACTACATCGAGTCCACGCGCACGCCCTGAGTGCTCGTCTGGGCGCGTTTCCGTCTTGCTGGTCGGCATGCAGAAAAAGGCCCGACCCGCTAGCGTGATCTCCCAGGCCTGAGCTGCGTGGCCGCTCGCGTCGGTGCGGGTGACGGCCTGAGCCTGTCCGGCGCTCGCCACGTAGGTCAGGAAGGCGGCGGCGCGCTGGGGGGTGACGGCGAGCTGCCGGGCCAGCTCGTGGGTGGTCAGGGGGCCGTAGGCGGCCAGGGGTTCGAGGACCACGGCGTTGAGGGTGGCCACGCGCGCCTTGGGCTTCATGCCCCGGCGCAAGGGCGTGCGCTGGCGGGCGAGCTCGGCGCGGCCGGCGGTCGTGACGGTGAGGTGGTCGGGGTGCAGGTAGCCCAGGAGGATGAGTTGGCGCACGACGCGGTTGTGGCGCTCAGGCGAGTAGCGGACGCCGCCGGCCGCGCACACGGCCGCGTACAGCTCGGCTTCGGTCTGGGCTTGGGCGTGTGCGGTCGCCAGGACCAGGGCGGGCAGGTCGCCGCGCTTGAGCTCTCCGGGGTGGCAGCTCACAGCGCGCCTGCCTTCAGGACGGCCTTCAGGGCGCGTTTGCCGGCGCAGGTGCGCTCGTAGGCCACGTCGCCGCCGCGCAGGGTCGAGACGAGGTGCCCGGCGCTGAGGGCGGCCAGGACACTGCCACCAGACATGGGCGTGTTAGGAATACTGGTGTGTTGGACTGCGATTACCGGCAGATCGTTGCTGAAGCAGAGGCTGCTTGGGCGGCTTACCGGATGAGGGTGCAGCAGGACATCACTTGTGGGGCATTGACGCTGGCGGCAGGGGCGGCGTTGCAGAGTGAGCGGAATAAGGCGGCTTGGTTGCGCCAATATCTGGCTCAACGCCAGGTCCTGAAGTTGTAGACGCAGCGGCATTAGCGCACCACCTGGAAGCGGTAGGCGCAGGGGGCGCCGTGGCCGGTGGGGATGGCCTGGGCGCGGCCGGTGTCGACCAGGTGCCAGAGCACGGTGCTGCCGGTCTGCCAGCGGCTGCCGCTGCGGGCGCAGGCTTCGGGGTGCGTAAGGCCGTCCGGCGTGGCCTGGAGGGCGAGGAGCACAAGCTCAGGCGTGCACTTCTTGGTGCCGTCAGCGCGAGGCATCAGCGGGCCGCCTGGGGTAAGGAGGAAGGACGCGGCGAGGTCGAGCATGATGTTGCCCTCTGGGGCGGGATACTGAAGGGAGGTGAAATATGAAAGTTCAAGTTCAAGCGAAGCAGTTGCTCTACACGGGGGAACTGGTGAATGGTGGGGAGGATGGACAACTCGGCGAAACCCTGCGTCTGGAGGCGGGGTTTAGTCGAGTGGTCGTCCTGAAGAACGCAGTAGCTGTGGGGTTGGGAGGAACACGGCGGCACACCCTGCTGGTGATTGACGGTGCCGAAGTTCTGTCCATTGGGATTCCTGACGAGGAAGCGGATTCGGCGGCCGAGGCGACAGATGCGGAGAGCAGGCGACAGGAGGCGCAACGGCGGGAGTCCAATCGGCCCCGCTCGTAAACCTGAGCCGTGATGCGCTCCCGGAGGGCATCCACTCAATGCAAAAGAGGCGATGTGGCGCTCGTGGACCTGCTGGCGCTTGTGCAGGTTCTGCGCCGACCCCATGTAGATCCGGCCGGTGCTCCGACTCTGGACCGCGTAGACCACAGCGGTAGGGATACGTCTACTCCAGAGCCAAAGAGATGGAACACGGGTGGCCGGGTGAGTGGGCAGGGCCTTCTGGGCGTAGGGTGACCCATGGTGACGCAGAAACCGCAAGTGATTCAGCAGCAGAGTCTCGCCCGAAAAGGTAATGCTGAGTTGACCGCTTCGTTCCTGGACAAGGACCGTTACCGCTACAGACAGGGAGCAGCGCTGACCGTCGAGTTGCACAACAGAGGTGCGCTGGCCTTTAAGGTCCGGGGCGTCGATGTGGCCTGGAGAGACCGTGCCGGGGTGCCGCGACAGCTGCACCTGTTGTGGACGGGAGGGCTTGCCTCTGGAGAGAGATGGACCTTGCTGGACCCGCGCAGCTATGTGCAGTGGCGTGCGTTTGCCCGGCAAGGAGATGGGCATGAGTTTGGGCGTGGCCAGGTGGTCCACGACGTAACCGTGCGGTTGGATGACGGCGGACGGGTGCTCTTGCCATTTCAGGTGTGTTGGGGATTTGCGACGCCCGCACGTGAGTTTGGGTTTTTTCTGCCTGCACTGGCCGGAGTGACCCACAGGTGACGGGACTTGGACGGGCTCAGCACCAGGAGTGGAGTTAAGGTTTGGGTTTGTCAGGTTGCCGAATAAGCGTTTCGTAAAGATTGCGGTATGCAACTGAACCAGCCCGTCTTGTTCGATGCCGCCACCGCCACTGCTTGGACGGCCTACCAGGCGTTCGTCGGTCGGCTGGTCGAAACGCAGCAGGTGACGCGTGAAGTCGGCGAGCGGCTGTGCAGCGCCGTGGGGCAGGCCCGGTGGCACCGGGGCTACCAGCGGGAGCGCACTGGGGCACTGACTGCTCCCGCCCGCGTGGCTGTCTAAGGGGCACCCCGGCACCTTGCGAGGGGCGAAAACGCCCTGCAGGAGACAAACGCCATGACGCAGATCGCGAGCCACTACACCCCACTGAGCACCGCAGCGCCCAACCTGCACCTGGAATCGACAGCCATGGAGATGCTGCTTCTGCGGCTGCGGCTCGGGCTGGCGTCCAAAGAACCCCGCAGCCTCTCCCTGCTGGGGCTGCGCCAGCTGCTGGCGGGGTTCGGGGACAGTTCGATGCCGCAGACTGAGTTCGACGACCTGGAACGCTGGGTCGAGTACCAGTTCAGCGATCTGGTGGACTGAAGGACGCCATCCCCGGAACTCGGAGAGTGACCGCAGTTCCGCACAGGTGGACAGCAGGCGGGCGGCGGAGCGGCCGGGCGTGAGATGTTTGCTTTGGGCGGCCGGCATCATCGCCACCGCTCCGTACAGTTCGCCAGGGCACTGCCGCAGTCCGCGCGGTGGCAGATGGGGCAGACCTCCGGGGCAACCGGGCGGCGCAGCTCGGGCACCGGCCCCATCAGGAAGCGCATGTCCTCGACCTGCTCCTCACGCCAGACTACCAACAGCCCAGCCGGGGCGGGCGGCGTGTCCGGTAATGGGACAGTTACGGCCGGGCCGCCCCGGTCACCCCCTTCGCGCATGGCCGGGGCGAGGAGGCACAGCAGCGCCAGCAGGGAGGCCAGCACCAGCAACACCCACACCAGGATCATCGGCGCTCTCCCAGCACAGCCCAGGCGCTGACCAGCGACCCGATGACGGTCAGGATCAGGTCGCGGCAGGTGACCCCCAGGGCCATACCCACCACCAGCACCACCAACAGCAGCAGCACCTGCCGCCCGGTGCCGGGACGGGGCGTGGGAACGCTCACGCTGCCCCCCAGTACGCGCGCTGCCCCGCCATGTCGCGGTCCCAGGTGTCCCCGGAGGTTCCGGCGTGGGCTGCCTCAGCGCGGTAGGCCTGCGCCACCCGGTCGGCGCGTACGCCCCGCGCCGCGCGCTGCGGCGTGCAGGGATCGGCCTGCACTTCGCTGACCACGCACAGGAAGTGCAGGCGCGAGAGCCGTTCCAGCCGGGTCACGCTGCCCCTCCTTCGGCGGCTTGGGCTGCCTCCGTCAGATGCATGGCGAGGGTGCGGGCTTCCAGGAACGTCAGGTTCAGCGTGACCTCGGCCTCATCGTCGCTGTCACGCAGTTCCAGCAGCATGGCGTGGGGCAGATGGAGAATGACCGGCATGTGCTGTGGGTCGGCTTCCTGCCGTTCGTTGACTTCTAGCCGGGCATAGATGTCGGTGACCTTCTCGCCGTGTAGGTCGGCTTCGTAGAGACTCACGCGGCACCACCCAGGCGTGCGGGTGCGGCCACCGGCACCAGCGTCTCGCGGAAGGCGTTGACGAAGGCCAGCGTCTCGAATGCGCCGTTGATGCGGGGGCGCAGGGCGGCGGGGAGGGTCACCGGATCGTGTTGAATGCTCACGCCGTGCTCCCGGCCCAGGCGGTCGAGGGTACGGAAGAGCTCGCCCTGAGCGCAGGAGGTCACGCTCAGCTCCGCGCGGCTGCCGTGCAGGGCAGGCAGAGGCGGGAAGAAGGCGATGGCCGTCTCACCAAAGCTGGGCCAGGCGTGGGCACGCACGGGGAAGTGGGCGCGGGCGGTACGGTGGGTGGTCTTGTGGCGTATCATCTTCGTACTCCTTTGCCCCCCGCAGATGCCCTCAGAAAGCAGCGGGGGGCGGGCTTTTGGTTACTTGCGAGGCGTGGGCTGGAGCGTAGGGGTGGGTGGGACTCCGCAAGCAGGACCGATTACGTTTTTACTGGTAAATAACGTTGAACATAATTGCTCTATAGGTACCTCCAATACGGCAGCGAGAGGACCAGCAATACTTAGTGAGGCGTCTTTCTGCACACCTTGCTCTTGTTTCTGGATGGTCTGGACTGCCACGCCCGATAGGGTGGAAAGCTGTTGCTGGGTCAGCTTTTTCTCCTCCCGGATAGTTTTGAGGCGGTCAAGATTGAACATCGTACAGGTACTTTACGTTTCTATGGGTATCCTGTCAATACTATAACCAGTAAAAACTTTGAATACCCTGGAACCACTGAACTACCCTTCCCGTACTAGTACGGAAATGACAGGGGCGTATTTCATGACCAGAGGTAGATCTACAACTAAGCTCGCACCGCCTTGGTCCATCGCGCTGAAGGTGCGGCGTGTCCAGCTCGGGCTCTCGCAAGAGGCTATCGCTGACGCGACTCAAGGTGTCGTTTCGCAGAGCACCATGTCATCTCTTGAAGTTGGCCGGCAAGAGTTGACCGATTTGGCATATGTACGGGTCGTTGCTCTTGCCCGTGCACTGAACTGGTCGCTGGCCGAGATGCAACAGGCTACTGGGGTAGACCTGGGCCTGACTGAAGCCGCTCCCCTTCCTGCTGTCGCTGAGCCAACGCCCGTCTACAGTCTCAAGGCCTTGGGCGCCCCTGAGCCACAGCCGGACGGCGTGAACATGACGCCCAACCCTGGCCCGCACCCGGCCCACTGGCGCCAGACGTTCATGGATGGCACCGACATGGACCCGCGCATTCGCGACGGCGAGAGCATCTACTACGACACCGACAAGGTCAAGCCGGACAAGGGCGTCTACGTGGTACGTCACGACGGCCGCGCCCTGGTGCGCCGCTTTTCCCAGTTGCCGACCGGTCCTGCATGGACAGCCGACAACCCGGCGTTCGCCCACCAGTTCATTCCCGACAGCCCTGCTGTCACTGTCCTCGGCAAGATTTACCGCGTGGTTGGCATCCGCGATGGTAAGGCCCTCAACTAAGGAGTCGATACGCGATGCCCGCCAGCCTCTTTCTCCCCCGCAGCCCTCTGCAAACCCACTACACCCTCCAACTGTCTGGCATCGTGCAGGCCAGCATCCCTTTCGCCCCGGCGGATGATGACGATTTCGACCTGATGCACAGTGTGGAGATCATGTTGCGTGGCACGCAGTATCAGCCGCACGCGCGGGCCTTCCAAGTGACGGGTAGCAGTATGGACGATGGTACGGCGCGGGCGATCCGGCATGGAGACATCGTGCTGGTGAACAGCCGGGACGCGTTCAACACCTCGCGACCCTGCCTCTTCGAGACGCCGAACGGGTACATCATCAAGAGCCGTTCGCTGCTGCGCGGGAAGCATGTGCTGGTGAGTAAGAACCCGGAGGTGGCGCCGATTGTGGATATGACGGACATCCGGCCTTGTGGGAGCGTATACGGGGTCTACCTGGGGCCGTACCGGGTGCGCCTGCTATAGCAGTAGATCCTCGACATGCACTGGGGGTAATGGGCTGAAGGCGGAAGTTGCACCGCACATCTTCATCATCGACCTTTTATCTGGCTCTGTCTAAAAACCACTGTGGGTTGAAATGTATACGAATATTGCCTTTGCGATGGCCTTCATGGGGCCCCTTGTGCTGGGGCTTCTGCTTGGCCTCTACCATAAGAAAATCATCCCGGTTGTTGCCGTCGTGGGAGTCATCACCTGTTACGTTCTCGCTGTTCCAGTTATCGGCTCAATCGATACTCGCGCTGCCAACGAAGTCGCTATGCGGGAACGGCAGGCGGCGCGGGCGGCAGCACGGGTGGCGGTCAGGACCTCGAACGTCGTCACCTTCAACGAAACCGTAGATCTTCAGTCCGCCCTTAGCGACATGCCCCAGGCTGTTGAGGTTTCGGTCAAAGCATTGTCCGTTTACCAGGCCAGCCAGAGGACAAAGGAGTTCGTTTTCTCCGACGCTGGGCGGGGGATGGAGGTCGGTATCTACTTTTTTCATCCAGAAAATCAGTATTGGTCAGATGGTGGCTATCGGGGCCCTACAGACCCTCTCAAGACAGAGCAGATCAATGACGCATTGGTAGAAACCTTCTACCTTCCCAGGGTAGAGGCTACTTCCAAACAGAGGCAGTCGGGAAGATCCGAACTCGTGCCACAACGTCCCGCATTATATGTGGTCGGTGTCACGGTTCCTATACAGGGAGCAGCCCCACTCAAAGCCCACTGTCACGGTTCCGCAATCAGCCCGGCTGCCCTCGCTGAAATGCGCGCCATTTGCGTCACCCTCACGGCCCGGGCCTTATCGACGGGCACGACCATGCCTTGAGAATGGCACTCCTTGTGTGTCAAGTCTTCGCACCTTCGAGGTAACAGAATGGTGACTGAATAGCCTCTCTCCGCACGATCCTTTATATCTAGAGCTCTGACCCAAACAATGACATTGATCAGCTGGTTGAATTGCTGTCTAAAGTAGTTGTCTTTTTGACAAACGCTGGGGTAGCTGTGGGTGCACGAGCTTTCAGCGTAAAGACGGCTTCTGAATAGTACAGATCACTCTTTGCCCCCTTTTTCTACGAGCAAACCCATGTGCCGCATCATTTACCACAAGACCAGAAAAACGTGCAGCTCACTGCTATGACGTAAGCCGAGAGCACGTCACATGTTCCCAACACCCCACCAGCTCCGGCGTACGCTGGGGCAAGGAGAGACCATGCGCCAGGTGATCGTCACCGAATTCCTCACCCTCGACGGCGTGCTGGAAGACCTCGACACCTGACAGAAAAGCTGGCACAGCAAGAGGCTTACGGGCCTCTTCCTTTGCCGCACGCCCAGCCCACCAGAACCACCCCTATTTCCGGTACACCATCACCCGACGTTCTGGGGGTACCGACCGAGGCGAGAAGCGGGCAGACCGGTCACCGACCACCTCACGCACACTTGATTCAGCCCTATAGGCCGCGACCACCTCGTCCGGGTCCCGTTGCGCCAGGTACCGGGCGTACAGCAGGCCCTGACCGATCCGCGAGACGGGGAAGTCCGGGCAGAACAAATGTGGGCGCGTCCATTGCTGCGCGACGACCGCCACATCCGTCACCCGGACCAGATCAGACCACGCTGGCACGCTCTGGCCGTGGTGGATGGGCGCCTCCAGGGGTTGGTGGACCTGAAACAACCAAGTGGCTCGGTCACCGTGAATAGAGGCCAGAACGCTGTGGATCCGCCGTTCCAGCAGGGCAGAGAGCGGCATATCTTCTTCAAAGACCAGCAGACACCAGTGGTCGTGGGTGTCGTCGCCCATGCTGACGCTTTCCCGGTCGAACGCGACCTGCAGCGCGCCTGGGCGCATGACGCTCTGCACATGGGTCTGCCAGCGCGCTTGCGCCTCGTCCGTCTTTGGGGCGGGGGGCGGCTCAGAGATGTGTTGGTTCCTCCGTGCTGTTCGTAGACCTTGTCCGACGAAGACCAGCAGCACGATCAGGACCAGGATTGCAGCTCCGCCGAGAAGTTGAAGGAACCAATGGGGTGGGGTCATGACGCCCAGGGTATAGAGCTATCTGCGTGACCTGGGGGGAAAGGGCTCAGGAGGAGTGACGCGGTACGTGGGTCCAGTGGCGTTATATCCCTCCAGGGGGAGCCTCAAAGTGCGGTCGACAACCTCAACAGCGGCAAGAGCATCGGCCGCCTGGATCGGCGCACACCCTGAAAAAGCAGACGTGATCGCAGCCTTAGAGGCCCTCAAGCGTCAGGATGGGCTGCCCCTGTTGACCTACGGCAGCGCCACGTTCGTCCAGACCCTGCTGCGGCATGGGCTGGTGGACGAGCTGCGGCTGATGATCTACCCCGTGGTGCTGGGCAGCGGCAAACGCCTGTTCTCGGGAGAAGACCGGCTGTCGCTAGAGCTGATCGAGTCGAGACCCTTCGGCCAGGGGGTCATGCTCCTGACGTATGGGCCTGGGGGCCGCTGAGCGTCAGCTCGTAGGAAGACTGCGGTATCCAGCTCAAGGACGCCCTCGACAGGTGCTCGTGGCGCGAAACACCTTCTTTTGGGCGTGTCTGACCGGTAAACTTCAGGCTGCCAAGATGGAGATTGAATTCAAGAAACACGTACACCGTACGGTGTACGTGTTTCGACAAGGCGTGGTTCTTCTCCAGAATCTTTTGCTATATCCGTCCTCTTGGATCTTGGCGCGGTTTGGTGTCACTCATACCGCGTTTTCCCGATGCGTGAGCCTGACGTGGCCTGGAGTTGGCGGTAGGGCTGGAATTTACTCTTAGTTCTACCATACATCTCAGATTCAGGTCGGCTTTATGTTTCTAGTAACAATGCATGTTGTGCTCTAAGTCTTTTAATGATATTTGTCTGTTTTGCGCAGTGCTAAAGCTTGTTCATATGAGGAAATATGACCAGTGCTTCATCTCGACTCAACAACTGGTTGGGCGAGTTTGGCATCCAATTTACGACACAGCCGTAAGTGCTTACTACGTCAATCTGGCCTAAAACTGCCAAAAATTCATATAATTCGTCAGCACTAAGATGTTGAAAATGCTCTGCATCTATTTCAGTTAGAAGATCAAACCCGTAGACAACTATCGATATATTAAAGAGCCCCTTTCCTACCAGCTCTTGACGCGGTTTTCCCGGAACAAATTCTTTGCCTTTAGAAATTGCTACCCAGTTTCTAAACACCTTTCTTGCTTGTTTGAAAGGTAAAACTTTGTACTCTGTGCGCGAGTATTCCCAGTATGGTTTTAGACTCAATAGAGAGGGAATAACCCCAGAGGTGAAAGCGTGTAGAACGTTATTTCTATGGGCGGCGTTTCCAAATGATTGTTCAAAAGAGCCTTAGATAGTCACTAGGCCATATGTTTTGTAAATGATGTCTTATCTCCTTTGTATCCTGTATAATTAAATCTAGTCTGATGACAAAACCAGTAAATACTCTACCGTTTAAAATTTTTGAGGTTAAGGGTATCCAAAATATGCAAACAGCTGCATAAATGAGTATAACTCCCACTATAGGCTCTAAATCATTCTTTATCCACCAATCAAAAGATAAGAAAACAGCAAAGAATATGATTGGAAGTGGAAGAAGATATATAGCATATCTTATATATTTTCTTCCCGATGTTGCATAACCATCCCTAATCATTTATACATCACTGTCGAAAGCTCACAGCTTGCCTGGAGGCTGGGCTCGGTCATACTGCGCTTTGATAGATGAGAGCAAGACATCAAACTGACAGTAACTCAAAAAGAACTCCATCCTGCCTTGACTGCGTGCCTGGGCGGGGTGAGGCTCTTTATGACTCAGAAGTTGCACCTCGCGTAGGACAATGAATAGCCGTGCTGGCCGAGAAATTCTGCGTTTTTCGTGAAGAAGTGCAGCAAGCGGTTGAGATAC